TCACTTGGGTGTCACCTCGGTGTCAGGTAATATCTCAATCACATCGGCTATACCGCATCCCAATGTCTGACATATCCTGTCTATACATTCCAGCGCCACATACTCATTCTTGCTCATTCTCGCCAAGGTCGCTGTACTAAATCCTACCTTCGTCCTGAGCTCTGTTTTTGTTATATCTCTCTGGAGCAATGTGATCCATAACGGTTTGTAAGATACCATATTATCCCTCCGAGCACGTTTTTTCTTATTATACATTCTCATCCCCATTCCGTCAATATTTATGTTTAAGAAATTAAATATTTTTTTCACTTTTATGAATAAAAACCATTGACGTACAGTGTACATATGGTAATATACAACCAACAGCAAAACAGATATTTAATCTGTAAAACCAAAGATAAAGTTTAGGAGGATAAACAATGTTAAAAGAGCAGAGATTTGGAGTAGAAGTAGAAATGACCGGTATCACAAGAAAGAAAGCCGCTGACATTCTTGCGGAAGTGTTCGGCACAACTGCCGGAGATTCGGATGGCACTTGTTACTACACTCGCATCATCAGAGACCAGAAGAACCGCAAATGGAAAGTTATGAGGGATTCTTCCATTACACCGGTGAGAAATGATGACACTGATGCTTATCTGGATGAATACAAGGTAGAAATGGTCACTCCGCCTCTCGACTACGAAGACATTGAGCTCCTGCAGTCCGTTATAAGAAAGCTTCGTGAGGGTGGAGCGAAGCCACATAGTAGCTGCGGCATCCACATACACGTTGACGGAGCTAACCACACCGCAGCATCCCTTAGAAGACTGGTTACCTTCATGACGGCCAGACAGGATCTGATCTATGAATCCCTCGAGATCGGAGCCCGTGGCAACCGCTGGTGCCGCAAGTTAAATTCCAATCTGCTCAGTGCCATGAAAAAGGACAAGGATCTTACTGCAGATAATCTTGAAAAAATCTGGTACAGCAGTGCAAATGATGGTTACTGCGATGGCATCAACCATGAGCACTATAATCCCACACGATATCACGGTGTGAATCTTCACGCATTCTTCTCAAAGGGCACCGTTGAATTCCGGCTTTTCAACAGTACGCTCCATGCCGGCAAGATCAAGGCATATATCCAGTTCTGTCTTGCAGTCTCCGCATGGGCTATCACCTCAAATGATAATCTGGTATTCAAATCCATGGAAAACTACACCGCCGCACAGAAAGTCACGATCATGAGAAATATCCTCACACACCGCCTCGGCCTCTACGGTGATGAATTCAAGACCTGCAGGCTCCACCTTTTAACTCCGCTGAAGAAGAATGCCGGAATGACCGTGAGAGAAGCTGCATAACACAATCTGCTGACCTACCGGCACGACGGGGAGAACGGAGAAATATATGGGAAAATTATACGTTGCATACGGGAGCAACCTCAATATTGCACAGATGGCTCTCAGGTGCCCTACAGCACGCATTCATGGTACAGGACAATTAAATAACTGGGAACTGATTTACCGTGGCTCTCCGGTCAATTCCTACGCAACCATACACCGAAAGGGCGGTTCCCGGGTGCCGGTTGTGGTGTGGGAGATACAGGAAGCGGATGAACAGAGCCTGGACCGCTACGAAGGATATCCCCGCTTTTATTTTAAGCAGAACGTGATTGTCAGTCTCCCACACGGCAGGGAAAAAGCAATGGTATACATCATGGATACCAGACGGTATCCCGGTCTTCCATCTGTCACTTACACGGAAACTATCCGGCAGGGATACATAGACAACGATCTTGATCTGAGTTTTTTCGAGGAATCTCTGCGGAAATGCAGAATAGAATGCAGAAAATATCATAAAATATAATAGTAATGCCCGGCACATAGGCTAATCCCGTGCCGGGCATTCTTCTGGCTTTGGAGTTGCAGCTCCTTAGTCGGAAGACTTCGCAGAGCCGTTTATGGTGTGTTCTATGCGTGGTTCAGCATTCGGTACCCTTACAATCAGCTCATTAAGATCGCACTCCAGTGCTTCGCAGATAAGGTCCAGGTGGTCTAAATTTACCCTATCAACCATTTCGTGGTACAATTCACTGATTGTCGTAGGTCTGATGCCGGTTTTCCTCGCAAGGTCAGCCTGTGTCCACTTACGGTCGCCAAGCCGTGAAGAAAGTAAAATCCTGATCATATGTCATTGCTCCTTCTGTTATAATCTACCACTCATTTACCTAAAAGATTGGTAATTGTTAGATTATCACGGATTCTGTTACACGTTTTTTCGGAGCAATGACACTTAATCCCGACTACTTTCTCAGATAAGCCGCATAAGCATAACCAGTGATCTTATTTCCAGCCTTGTCCGTATACACACCGTACAACCATTTCTTCTTGGATTTGTCCAGATTGTAGTACCCGAAGTTCTGGAACTTGGATCCGGACGGCATGATTGCAAGGGAAGCTTTGCCAATGCCGGCACGGATATGAAGATCTGATGTGGTCGTATAGGTACCGGCAAGAGAGGAATTTTTATGCTGCGCTGCATCTACCCTGACATTGGATGTAACAGTGTTGCTGGATGCCGCCTTTCTGGGATTACCGGATACGACAATAACGGTATGTCCTTTTGTCTTTGTGACCAGAATGTCACCGTTATACAGCATGGTTCCAGCTGTCACGGGGATTCTGTCCATAAACTGCTTTGTTCTATTCAGAGTGGCACACTCATTCGCAGTATTAAAATTGCCCGGATCAAAGCCTGCCTGAATGCAACAGGCACGTACCAGTGCACTGCAGTCCGCCTCAGATTTTGCAGTGATGTTCGCAAGACTTCCGGACTGACGCAATTTTGTGACCACATCAGATCTGTGCCCCTGGCAATAACCGATATTGTCATTCTTGCACGCCTGCAACATTGCTGTTGCTAACGCATTGGCCACACTGATCTCCTTCGGTCGGTAGCAATACCATCCTTTACTGTGCCGATAATACGCCTGTGTGGAAACCTCTCCACCCGTCTGATCCCCGGGCTGTCCGCCGGTTAATTTTCCTCTTTCGTCAATTCGTGCACTACCAATAATGATATTCATACCGTACCTCCTATTTCTTCATGCCTGCGATCTGCTGGATTGTCTGAATCACTTTGTCGTATCCGATCATGGAAGATAACCATGACAGAACCATCAGTGCGATCAGATATACCGCCATTTTTGCGTTCAACGCAGATTCCGTCAGGATAACGTATCCTGCGGACACTACTACGGAAAGGGCCACAGCCACATATCCTGCAAGGGCATTGGAAAAATATGTTTTCCCACGCTCATCCAGCCACTTTTTGATAGCCTCCGTAAAAAGACTGGTAAACAAAGATACCGCAAACAACGCAATCAGAAAAATCTCTAAATTCATACTCTTTACCTCCTGTTAATTTGAAATGTTCGATAAAATTTGGTTAATATCCATCTGTCTCCGCAGTTCATCCGGAGCATCATCGTATATGTGCTTAATGATCTTTGGTAAATTCAGCTTCTTATTCATCGAATAGTAAAATGATGTAGCTGCTCCAACCTCCACAGCGACACAGGACGTCACCGTTGTAAGATTGCTACATTCAATTCCTGCAAACGTGCAGATTATAACCAGTGTGATCAGTACATAGAAAATCACATGGTTGAGCCAGAGCAGCTTCTTACTGGTTTCCATCTTCACAGTCCTTCCTCCTACTCCGTGTCGTGCTCGACGATAATTTCTCGGTCAAGGGTCTTTGCTTTCTGCTCTGCAATCTGGTAATCCTGGAATGCCTGCTCCAGATCACCGTTATGCTGGCCGGTAACGATTGCTTTGTGGATCCAGAAAAACAGCCTGCCCTGACAATGCTGCAGTTCATCGTCCACTACTGCCCTTTTCATCCTCTGTTCTTTTCTCCTTTTATCCTCTGCCTCTTTCCCGGTCAATTTGTCCTCGATGTACTTTCGGATGAAATAAAAAAGAAGCCCGGTTATACCAGAGCCTCCCACTATCGCACCGATTACACCGGACACGACCAATATTCTGACTTCTTCTGCGCTAATTTTCATCACCCCCTATAATTGCGCTTGTGAGGCGGTCAAGTGACCCCCTTCCTCCGAGCAGCATTTCTGCTAATCTCTTCAAGATTTGATACACGGTCTCACCTCCTTCCAAAGAAAAAGGAAGGCCAAGGTTTTAATCCTCTCCTTCCCTCATTTTTTCGTACTGTTCCATGCACTCATTCAATATACCTTCGTCCTCAGCTCGGAGCGGAGATTCTTCAAAAAATCCGCCGACACTGCGAAGCTGTTGCAATTCCCGCTTGGTCTCCCTCAGCAGTTCGGACAGCCGGTATATGATTTCATCCTGCTTTTCTACCATATCCATGTAGAGTTCAAGCAGTTCTAAGTTGTTTTCGTCCATGCAACTCAATCCTCCGTATTGTGTGTGAGGACAAAATCCTCCCACAGTTTTTCTTTGAAACTATCTCCATCGACGTGATCAAGCATACCTGAGTAGCTTGCGGCTACCTGTTTGCAATAATCATAGGTTGCTCTATAATCCCGGTAATCCTCCGCCACGCTACGGAGCCTCCGCTTCATGCGAAGCGTCGTGCTTTTCCGCAGGAGGACATGATCTGGATATATCATGCAACCGACAAATTCACACCCGCAGCTATTTGGCCGGAGTGCGCACCGATCATTGAATTCCAGAAGCAGCTTTTCATTCAGGAATTGTGTCAACAGCCGCCCATACTCTTTCAGTTTTTCCTTGTCCGGATCCGTGATGATAATATCATCGGCAAACCGGATGTAATGCTTTATGCCGAGGGTTCTCTTTGCGTACTGGTCCAATGGGTCGAGATACATATTCCCAATCATATGGGATAATCCGCCACCTATGGCAATACCTTTGTCCCAGAGCATTTCCTCGTCTGTGATAGTCAGGTGATTACCGTCCAATGGCATACCGAATGGCCTCTGTGTACTGCACATATAGTACCGTATCAGCTCCACCGTATACTTATCGGAGATCTTCTTTTCGATAATGTTCATCAGCACTTCATGGTCTATCCGGTAAAAGAATTTCCTTACATCAAATTTGTAATAATATGCTTTTATCCCTGCGGAATTGTATTCTCCAAACCACGAAGCGAGTCTGGCGACAGCTTTGTGTTGTCCTTTGTCCGTTACGCAGGCATAACTATCTGCTATAAAGCTCTTCTGTATCGGTTCGTACAAAACATTATACATTGACCTCTGAATGACTTTTGTTGGGTAATCCGTATAAATCACCTTCCGGACCTTCGGATCAAATACAAGGAAGCTTTTGTATATGGCCGGTGGTATATCCAGTCGCCGAAGTCGGTTCCTTAATCCCAGAGCATTCTCTTCCAGGTTTTTTCGGAATTCGAGAACTTCATCATTATCGCTGTCATACGATGCGCAGTCTCTGTCAGCCTTGATGATGTTCTCAAATGATGTGATTTCATTATAAACATTCTTTATTGACATATTTTTTCTCTTGTTTTTGGCACACACGGAATTCGTATATTCCTACTATCGGTGTGTGCGCTGTTTTAGTTTTTCGCCTATGGCGCGGAAACGTAGTCCTTTACCTACCTTGTACTGGGAGATAGCCACTTAGGCTATCAGCATCTGACTATGTGGTAGAGCGGAGCGAAAGCCCAGATTCCAGTTCGAGTTCGCGCGGGTGTTGTAGTTCAAAGCGAAGACGCCCGCGTTGGCACCGTTGTTCCATTTGCCACCAGAGTAGAACGCTACACTACATTCCCTGGCTCTGGACATTATTGATCCAGCCGCCAACCATTTTACCGATTTCAACGACTTTCTCTGACCAGAGTTCATATTTTTTCAGAGGGAGGAATCCCAGTTCGTGAGAAAGACGGATATAAACCTTTAACTTTGCCACTTCTACATCGAGATCTCTCAAAGTCGTCTTTTTATGATCCTTTTTCGACCCCTCGACTACTCTTTCGAGGATAGTATTCATACACCGCTTGATATCTACAACCAGAGCAAATTTTTCAGACTTTGGATACTGCTGCAAACATATGTAGCCGTACTTCATCATCTGAAAAACCTTCTGCTGTATTATCATTTCTGACATTTGTTCATCCTCCTCTTCAAAATACAGGCTTCATTCTAGCATCTGTGTTAGAAATATTGTGATTTATGTTACAGAATCACGCATTACGTTATTTCCTGCTCAAATTTATACCCCCACTGCCGTGGGGGTAATCAGAACACATTATTCAGAGGGCAGGTCAACATAAGCGGAGCGAAAGCCCAGATGCCAGTACGAGCCCGCGCGGGTGTTGTAGCCCAAAGCGAAGACGCCCGCGTTGGCACCGTAGTTCCAAGCGCCACCAGAGAAGAACGCCATCTCTGCCGCCCCATTGTTCATCCACATATGGTCACCTTCGTACTCAGAAGCTGTTGCGCTTGCAGGGAGAAGAGCAAGGGCTTTCAAGACCGCCTGCGCTGCAGCTGCCACAGAAGATGCACAAGTAACGTTTGCAAAATCGCAGTCACGGCTTACATCTGCCTGCGTGGTAATCGTCGCAGAATATGTGATCTTGCCGGATACCCAGTCCATTTTAATAGAATTCGCTGTGGTACCTTTACCATCGGGAGTGATATACTCTCCGGTCGTTGCATCAATGGCCTTCCACTGTGCACTGGAGGCAGACTGTGAATGATCAAGATCTGCGGCATTATTATTGGCCAGTACCTGTACCTCTCCTTTTACGGTTCTAAGTCCGCCCATCCATTCCCAGATGTTGCCGTTCAGATCCCAAATGCCTTCCAATGTACCGTCATGGCTCCATGATACAGGACCGGTGCCAGTCAATACTCTGGCTGTTCTTCCGGAATCATTTACTCCCGGAGCTGGAATTGCTTTATAGCCACTCTCGGAAGCATCTTTGCCGTAGTTGTTATTACCCTTCGGCATACAGCCATTCGCCTTACACCATAAAGCAATGGCCGCCCATTCTGCTCTCGTCATAAGATGCCAGCCTTCGCCCTTCTGTGTACAGTAGCTGATTGCCTGATCGAGATTAACAGAAGTCTTAGGATCTTCGCAAGGAAGGCTGTAGGCTCTGTTGTTGTTCACGATATTCTCGTACTTGCTGACGTAGATTGCATCGATTTCCTTGCCATTCACGATGAATGCAAGATGCACTGAATCATCGCCGCCAGGAATAACCTGTGAGTTCTTGAACTTCGGTATCTTTACCATGATAGACGGAAGTCCCTTGTCATCATAGATAATCTCATTTGTAGGACACACCGCTTTAAGTGCCATTGCTGCTAAATCAAAATTTGCCATAGTTGATTATACCTCCTCTACTTTCACTTTTTCATCAATGCTCCAAAGGGTAAGCACCACCTTGTCCATGTCAAGCGGTAATGCAACCATTTTGAAGCCCTTCTCTCCATCCAAGATTTCATACTCCTGCTCATCATACTCTCTCGCAGGAATATCAACCTCTGCTGCATACCACTTACCGGATGCGGTGCCGATCACAAGGTCTCCATCATCATCCAAGCAGATGTCTTTATGCTCCGGCTCGTCCTTCTGAAGCTTGGCCAGATTAAGCATCAGTTCATCGGCAAATGTAATTTTAGTTCCGCTGACTTCATAGTCAATTTTGGTTCCTTCGTTTTTTTCTACGATAATCATGAAAGAATACCTCCCTTTACGATGTATTTGATTGTTACAGATTTTGCGCTGCCGTCATACGCCAGTTTGAAGCCATTCAAAGCCTTGTCAGACACAGAAATATCTCCCGGAAGACCACCGGAAAATTCAGTAACTCTTGCCTCGACAAGGTAGTTAGTGGTCTTCCGAGCTTTGGCCAGGTTAATTGTCTTCGCACTGTTGTTGAACGGGTAGTTCATTGAATTGGTGAGTGTGACCGTACCGGATTCCACAGCATTTTCCGATTCCAGACCGCTGACACGGTCCTCATGATCACGCTCGAACTGCAGCTGATGCTGAAAAGCAACCTGTAGAGCAATCTGCGCATCCTGGATTGCATCCTCCATATTGTTGAAATTTTCAGCACTCTGGTTAGTTCCCTGCTGAACCAATTTTCCGGCAGGCTCCAGTGTAGTAGTTCCGTCAGCATTCTGTGTTGCTTTGTAAGTTCTGGCCGGATCTCTGACATTGTCCTGCCATAATTTTCTGTTATACATTGATCTCCCTCCTATTCTTCATCCATGGGTACATCGATCTGGATCAATGCCCCTTCCGTGGCACTCTTTACAATGGAGCGGTTACCTTCATAGGCAACATCACCGTCTGCATCCAACAGCCGAACTTTGGTAATCGTCATTGCCGCCTCGTCCGTAGTCTCGATCTTGAACGTCATCGTATTCCCGGACAAGCTTTTCTCGGTGAAGCGCCCTTCGTACCATGTGCCCGTTGCCGAGGCATAATACTGTGCTCTGACAATTTTGCGAAGCCACCACTTGCGGCTTTTGTCCAAAAATGCCTTCTGCCAAGCCATTACAATCCCTCCTCTCCGCATAGATTTGTACCGCATTCTACATATGTTAAAACAGCAGAGCTTTCTGAAGTCCCCAAGGAAACTCCTTCTTCGCTCTGCTGACCTAATGTAGCAATATTAGGAATTGTTCCGCACTGTTCATAAGCTATCAGTGCAGCGTTCTCATTTGTATTAAAAAGAACTGGATTCTCACACACCATACCTACCATGGTATTCTCAGGATACAAGCCAGTCTCCTGCTCTTCTGAGCTCGGTAAATGCTCATAGACCGCATCTGTCGAGTCGGTGTGTATATTTATGCCATTTTCAAATACCGCTCCCTTAGTGGTGTCCACAGGGTATGTTCCAGCGAGCATTGTTTCATCACTTGGCATATGCGGATATACGATGTTTCTGCCACCTGTTCCGATATTGACCCCGGATGGGATGTAGGCACCCATAGTTGCGATATCCGGCTTGGTGCCACAAAAATCGTACGGGTAAACGATATGGGATATATTGGTATGCAATTTTATTCTGGTCGTGCTGATCAGCAGAACCTCTACCAATATGTGTGCCGGCTTCATGCGCTCGATCAGTTCCTCCAGATCAGATATGTATACCTGACTGTCTTCCTTGATCTGGGTGGATATCGTAAGTTTGGTTGTCATCTTAATGGACGGAGTCTCGTCACACCCGGTATAATTCTTAATGATCTCCTTTATCAGACTGCCAGAGAATTTGTCACCACCATTCCAAAATAGTTTGACCTTCCTCCTGCGGTATTCAAGATCATTATTAGGATCAGATGGCAGATTCATCCACCTCTCCCACCGGCTGATTGTCTCTTCATCTGCAGTGTCGATGAACTGGTCCTGTATGAGCCGTTCCAGTCCTTCCGCACCGATATCCAGCGTCTTACCAGCAAACCGGTAATTCACATCCATTTCGAGCAGATTCTTGTAAAAACTCGGACCATATGAGAGCAATTCCTCATATCCACTTCTCTGATGATTGTAGAATACTGTATCAAACATCGATCAGCACCTCCCTCACGACAGGTGCGTTTTCTTTGCCGATGCTTATATTTCCTGTTGCTCCGGACAGCCGCAGTGACGTAGGATCATAGTCGAGTATGCTTTCTGCTGCGGAAATAATGGATCCGATTGCAGATGCACGTACAATAACCTCTTCTTCCCCACTGATTACAAGGGTCTTGCAGTATTCCCTTGCGGCATTCAGCACTTCCGTTTGTGCCGCCTGTTTGCTGTAACCGCTCTTTAGGTCAGCGGAAAAGGATATGGAAATCTCGGTCGGCTCCGGGGCTGCCGCCAGGAAATGCGCACCCAGGCTGGATACTCCGTCGCCCAGTCCGTCACCAAAGGTAAGGGTTTTTCCATTCACCTCCACCTGATAGCCGGCAACGATAGGATCTATATACTCCTGTACGTCCTCTAATATGCTCTTAGCGGGGATTCCGCCCTCCGTGGAATATATCACAGCTTTCACAGTATTTTCGCCTCCGTACAAGGGCAATATGTGTGCTCTTCCGACACCGGTTCTGGATTCGCACCATATTTTATACTGGGAACGGTTATTGTTCTGCGCAGGTCCTGTCTTCTTCCCTTGCCACCGTTTTCTCAGTGCATCGTCTGATTCTACATCAGCGCCGGGAATATAGAGAGTTCCAAGCGTGCAGGATTCGAGACCATTTACCTCGTATACCGGTACAACATTCTGCCCGGATAGCAAATGATTGGTGGCGGTACCGAGCACTTCGGATTCCAGTACCAGCTTTTCATCCTTCGACACCAGCTTAAAATAATATGAATCCACAAAGAGTCTGCTTCCAAGCTCAGGTGTTGTGCCGGAAAATGTCACATCATAGTAGGCAGGGGTTGCGCTCTGCCGATAGATGCCGTCCTGTGCTGCTTTCTCCGTCAGGATGTCACCAGTACAGGTATCTACGGCCAACATCTCGAATGCCGTTTTCAGATCGTTCATAAATTTTGCAATTCTGATACAATGACCAGTGGCCGCATCCATGAACAGGCTTCCCTGTCTGGTGTCTACCCCGTACTCCTCGCCCAGGGCCCGTGCCTGATCCATAAAATACTCTTCCGTAAATTCCTCAAACATGCCTTAAATCACCTCCTTCATTTGCATATTTCCATATATGGTATCCACATCGAAGGATATGATTGCGCTGTCCTGCTGTGGATAAGTATCTTTGAATTCAAATGACATATTGTATACGTCCAGAATTCTTTCATCATAAATCAAAGTATCTCTCACAAGAAACGGCATTTCCGCTTCAATATACTCTCTTGTGGCTGTCCTCTGTACAATAGTTTCCCGGATCTCGCTGCCGTACTGGTTGTCGTAAATCAGGCACTTGAATCTGGGAGTAAGTAAGGCTTTCTTTATGAACTGCTTCACAGCTTCCTGACCGTCAACAAATCCGACGATCCTGCCATGATCCCAGTCGATAGCATAGGTTCTGGATGTGATTTTCTCTTCATCCTCTATGGCTGTTACCAGTATTGCTTTGTCAACCGCCATTCGATCACCCCTTTCGATCAAGGATGTAGTATTGTTTGCCATTGTTAAAAGCAAGGAGATATACCGTATCCCCCTTCTTTAGGGCATTGTGGATCATCAATACACCATCCCGTACTTTGAATGTATCAAGCTTATGAAAATGCTCTCCATCATCCCCACCGGTAAGCTCGTCATGTGTATGTTTGCCATCAACTTTCGTTTTAGATGTAAGAGTACCCAGCGCCGTCTCTAAATCCACCTCGACCTGATAGTCTGTAAGGTTCCTTGGAACAATAAGCGAATTCGCTGATAAAATCATTTTTGTATCATTTTTCAGTGTCACGCTCAGTGGAGATGTGGATGTAACAATCCCTTCTTTCACGCTTGGTCCGTCCGGGATCATCTGCTGGAACAGCTGCTTAATTCCTGTAGGTTCCTGAGTCATAGCCCCTCCTTCTACAAATTTACATCGTTCAGTTTCAAAGTCATCGTGTGGCATTCCCTGGTGTATTTGTGCGTATCTTCGTCAATGTAAAAAGATCTCTGTATTCCCAAGTGGGGAATGATGACATATACGCATTTCCCGGATATTGCATCCGACACGCCCAGACCGCTGACCTTCAGGCTTTGCTCCGGGATACCTTTTTCATCGAATATAGACTCGACAAGCTCCTGCATCTGTGCCTGCGTGTAGGAATCATCCACGGATTTTACCTCCATGAAGGTGCCGATCTTGTCTTCTAGGTCAGTATTGACCTTTTCATACACCACGGCATCTTCCTTTGACAGCAGCCGTACACGGGTTTTCACCTTTTCAATGCTCTTGGAATATTCGTAATTAGTAAGGTTTGCCTGATTACTGCCGGATTCCAATACCCATTGCATCGCATTTTCCACCCTCCTGCGAAGGTAAATAATGCCATTCTCGGAGGAAATGTAGAATCTCTCACCGGTTGCTTTGTATGTAATACTCAGAGCATCTAACATGACGTCGTAAACTGTCGTCTTACCTTTTGGCAATTCCGGTATGACATATCTAGTATCCACCGCCTCCCCCTTCATGCCCAATCTGGTCATACAGTCATTGAAAATTTGTGTCGCAGTTTTATTGGTGTAGCTGAAGGAATCCTTGTTGTTGGCCAGATAGTAGGCATTGTCATAGGCTTTCACAACCAGTTTCTTAGAACTGTTCTGCTTGTGGCTCGTGACAATGCCTCTGAAAAGTTCCGTGCCGTCCTCGTAGAACACGCACTGATCTCCATTGGTGCAGTCTACGCTCACCCTCGAATGGTTGTAACCATCGTCATCCACGAGCGTAATGCTTACAGATCTGGGAGCAGCTCCTTTTCTACCGCTCCACGTGATTTCCTCGAACATATTGGATACATCAAATCCAATGCCGTCATGAATAATTACAAATTGAATCGCCATGTCCGCACCCCCTACGCTGCCGGAATCGTATAAACCTGTCCGGGGTAAATAAGGTTTGGATTGCCGCCTATAACGCTCTTATTCGCATTGTAGATCAGTGTATATTTCGCACCCGACCCGTAGAATTTCTTTGCAATATTCCACAGGCAGTCACCTTTTTTCACTGTGTATGTCTGCGCCGCAGGGGTATTGTCCACTCTGGGGGAAGATCTTGATATTCTCGCCTTCTGTGTAGTAGCATTTACCGTTATCTGCCGCATGGTAATTTCCCGGTACTCCTTGAAAGTGATGTCATAATATATCGTTCCGGGATCCCCGCCGACTTCCTTGGTCGTAAATTTCTCGATTGTGGCATACATAGACACCCCGATTCCGCCAGTAATTGTGAAGCGCACCGGCTTCTTCGTGTTCTTCATGGCCAGGACTTCTTCTACCGCAGTATTCGGGTTCGGAATATCCCTGTAATTGCAACCGCTAAAGTACATTTTAGGGAAGAACCCGGAGAAGGAGATATTGGCAGCATCACTATCCTGTATGATCGTGCATTCTCCGACTCCGTACACACGCAGATTCGAATTGTTGCTGCCATACGACACTTTTATCTCCTCCGGAGTGACCGGGAAATTAAAAATGCTGTTCAGCCTTATTGACAGCTGATAATTAGAACTCATACGCCAAATCTCCTTCCTCTTCCATTTCCTGTTGAACGATGTTCATAAGAGCATCTTTCACATTTTCCAGTATCAGGCTGACTACATCCTCTTTGCTGACACCGTTTCCTGTTACCTTCATCTCTCCGCCACCCTCAACTTTAAGTGTGATCGTTTTATCTACGCTGCCGGAACTGCCTTCATCGCTCTTTCCGGGATCAACATAGAAATCACCAGCAGAAGAGCTTCTGTCCATAATATTTTCAGTTTCATCAGCCGTGTATACTACTTCACCGCCACCGAAATTGATAAGTTCCGGACCTTCTTCGCCGACAAGTGCAAGTCCGGGATCTGCATCACGGGTTCCGACCGCATAACCCTTCGTTACACTCGCTCCACCGAACGCATTCGTCTTCGCAAATGACAGGGAATCAATAGCCAGCTGTGCATTTGCTACACCGGTTTTAATTTCCTCCACATAAGCATCCATAGTTGCCTTGGCCGCCGCCTTGGCATCGTCTTCCATGTTCATATCCTGCACGGAATCTTCCATGGTCTTAACCATTTCATCCAGTTTCGTAGAGAAATCAGTGGAGAGATCCGCCATGCTTGTTGCCGTTGCGCTCTGTGCCGTCTGTAAATCTGTATATTGCTGAACTACTGCAGACAGATCCGCATCGTTCATTTTCTCCATGCCGGCCAACATTGCAGCAGAGTCCTCACTGCCGTCAGACAGATGCGCAAGCATGTCAGACAGCCCCTTGATATCTCCTGCTCTGTCAGATAATGACTCCAGATTGGAATTATAGGACGTCCAGTAGTCGATCTGTGACTGCAGTGCATCCTCAATACTCCGTCGAGACATTGATACAACCGATTCCACCTCGTCCCAGAGCCCGTACTGCCCCTGCACACTCTGGATTGCAGATTCATATGCAGTATCATATGCCTTGGCAAGTTCTGTCAGTGCCTCTTCGTTCTCGGTAATGACTTCTACAACAGCCTCTCCGCTGTCAATCTGCTTGTCTGCAGAGTCCTCTGCCGATGCAGAAATCTCTCCCCAGGCATCCTCACATTCTTTCTGAACCCGTAAGGCCTCATTCAGCTGCTCTGTGAGACCATCGACATTCTCTGTGGTTTTTTCGTATGCTTTTTCTGCCGCATCCAGTTCCTTGTACTGGTCTGAAAATGCCAGTCCCAAACCAGCAAATCCGGTTGAATCAGATGCTGTGATCATTTTGGCATACTGAAAGTACTCCTCGCTTGCCTGATTGTATCTCTCCTGTTCTACTGTCTGGTTGGCGGTCGCCTCTGCCAGCTGTTCCCTTATACTTGCTTCTTTGCCGATCGCTTCCACGTATGCCTGATACTGGCTCTGCATCCGTTCCTGCTTCGCCTGCATTTCCGCATACGCTCTCAGCGAGGTGATCGCCATGCCCTGATTATTGATCAAATCGTCATAAGACAGGTTCAGCCCATCGACGGTAGAGTTCAGCTCTGCAATGACAGCTTCCATTTGCTGCTGTTTTCCTGCCGATGTATCGGTGCTTGCCGACAGATCTTCCAACTTCTGGATAAGAGCCTGCGTCCTGAGTTCATTTTCATGCAGTTCATTTTTGCTGGCCTCATAGTTGTCGATCATCTGCTGACTACTGTCTATCACAGCATCGCATTCTGCCCAGAAATCTTCCAGAGTCTGCTTATTACTCTCGAAGCTGTCTGTCAGATCATCCACCTGATACTTTAATCTTAGGGCTTCTTCTGACGTTTCTCCGTATACATCTACTGCATTCTGATATTCCTGATTCAGTGACTGTAATTCATCGTACTGCCTTTGGGTTGCTTCGGTCCATGTGTCGTATTCGTCCACAGAATCACCCATTACGGCAGTAAATGCCACTATGCCGGCAGTAAGAGCCGCAACCGCTGTCACAGCAAGGAATATAGGATTCACGTTCATGACCGCCGTCCAGGCTGTCGTAGCCAATGCTGCGATTTTTGTAGCGGCTGTGTAACCACCTATGCCAACAGTAATTGCAGCCAGAGCAACTGTCACAGCAGTAAGTCCTGCTGTAATAGCTGGATGCTTTTCAATCAGGCTGCTTGCTCCGTCTATCACATCAGCAAGTCCGTTTTTGAATTCAGATATCGCAGGGTTCAGATCGTCTCCGATTGCGATTTGCAGATTATCCATACTATTTTGTAACCGCTGTGTCGCATATGCGGACGTATTTGTCATGGTCTCATATGCAGCCGCTGTGGCTCCACTGGAATTTTTCAGTGTGATCAGATTATCATTGAAAGTCTCCAGCCCCTGATTGATAACCGCATTTGCCGCCTTTCCAGCTTCTGCGCTGCCCCACAGATTCATGAGAGCTTCACTGTCCTGATCCACACTTTCGTACAGTATGCCGAGTACATCTGCCAGGGAATATCCATCATTCATCAATTGTCCGAATGATTCCCCGGTTTCCTCTTTGATTATTTTGGCCACCTCTGATCCGCTGTCACCCAATTCGTTGAACATACCGGATATGTAGGTTGTGGATTCCTCCACGCTGATGCCAGCCTTTGTCAGACTGATATAACCTGATTCCAGATTGTATAGGTCAACGGAATATGCAGATGCCGTACTGATTGCTTTACCAATGGAGCTGCTCAACTGGTCGATGGTCATTACACCCAGATTCTGTGATACGATCAGTGAATCCGATATATTTGCCATCTCGGATGCTTCCAACTGATAAGCATTTGTGGCAGTCGTCAGAACGGATAGCGCCGATGCCGTGTCTGTAAAACCGGCTACTGCAAGCTCCGTGGCTTGTCCTACCGTTGCAACCGCATCTGCAGTATCCACACCGGCAGAAATTGCATTGTAACTGGATACCGCCAGATCGTTCACGCTCTGTGCTGTATCCCGGGATGTTGCTTTTATCTGCTGTGATAACTGATCGGCCGATAAGACCGTAGCATCCGCAATCGTGGCAAGCATGGCAACATTTGTCTCATATTCCGATGCGGCAGCCGAGCAATCTTCAAATGCTGACTCAATTTCTTTGAGCGCCGCTACAATTCCCACCGTAGCAAGCACATCATCGAGCCCGACCACGGATTCTTTGGTTTTTTCTCCGAAGTCCTCCGTTTTCTCCTGAGTATCTTTAAGGGCATCCGCCATATCCGTCAGGACATCTTCTGTCATATACCCGGCATCTACCAGGTCTTTCAGTGAATTCGTTGCTAGCATGGCGCTTTCATCGTAGTTCCCTAACGCATCGGTCCAGTAATTCTGTGCATCCGCTACGCTTATGACCTCCGATGCCGTCTGATTTGCCGTTTCCCCGAGAGCTTCCAGTGCGCTGTTTACTGCGCTTTCTACTTCTTCATACTGGCGTGATACTTTCTGCCCGGCATTATATATGGATTCCAGTTTTGAACTGACGTTTTCCTCCGCATTAAACTTCACAGATACTCCTGCCACATTTCCACCTCCTTCCCATTACGTTCTTCTGACGAAAAAGCTATCTCTTCTGCAAGGGGTCTCTCCCTCTACCTGTTCTGAGGCAATATAAAAGGCTCTCATTCTATCCGGCATTGCTTCAAATTCCTCCGGTCGGAGGTTGTGCCTTTGCCATAGAACGTGAGCCCAGTATGCTTCGCTCCCCTTGCTGGTTATGAGTTTTTTGCGTCTTCCGTCTCTTTCTTCACGTTGTCTTCTTCTGCATCCAGAATTCCGATTGCTTCAAACACTTTTTTCTGCACGTATCTGAGTTCATCGTTCGTTGCGAATACTTTCAGCGGCATATCGGTGATTTCCAGACAGTCGAAGTACTTCATCAGTTCCTCGTCCTTCAGATCGGGATATGCCAGTGCTTCTACGAGCAGCCTGCGGTTGACCTTCTCTGTGTCGGTTTCGATCCGGAATACAACCTGTCCACCCTGAACCACATAATTTCCTTTCTTGTCCTTCAGCGGAGCCTTGGTCTTATACATAGAGTGAATCTCTAAGATTTTATCATTATGGAGTTGGCGAACCTGTAATTTCACCACTTCTCCCTTCTCGTCTCTGATAGTATCCGGTCCGGGAATCTCGATAATTCTCTCTTCCTTTGCTTCCGGTCTCATGAAATACTTTAAATTCTTATCTGCCATACTGCATCCTCCATTCTGTTGCCCCTGTGGGCTTCTAATATGCCCTGCATTGCTCTTTATATTGGTTTACGTTCAAATAATCGTTTTCATGGTAAATACGCAAAATGAGGCACATACAGAAAGTACTTTCTCCCTGTATGTGCCGAGCATCTTACACTACAGCACGACCGCCAAATGTGATAGATTCTTTTACAACCTCTCCATCGGTGTCGATATCCATCAGCGGGATTTCACTGGTGATCACAGCTCCGGTTACAGTCACGGACTCGGATCCGACAGAAGCATAATAGTCGGAATCCGGATCTGATCTGACTCCCTGAATCGTGAATTCCGGCGTCAAACCGTCCTTGATGTACTTCTTGACAATTTGCTCGTATCTGTTGGTGGTCTTATATTCCTCCACAGTCACGGTGACATCGTATCCCACCCAGCGTCTATGAGTGCCTTTCTTTCCTGCGACCTTGTAACTGGCCACCTTGGGATTGAAACGGATCGTCATTTTTGACAGGTCCATAACTTCTTCTCCGTCAAGGTACGCTTTGCCTTCTGCAAGAGAAAGCGGTTTGATATTTTCAGACATTTCCTATACCTCCTATCTTGTAGATACAGAGAAGTATAACTTCTCGGCAGAATCAACAGCCTGCAGTCCGACATTGAAATAGGTCTCGTCACCGGCGGTCTTGGTGCGATCCACTTTGAAATCATTGTCAAGATCAACATTCTTAATTGCTCCCTGGTCCTCGTAGCTCTGGAGCAGCTTCCGGCCAAGACCTTCCATGACCTGAAAACCATCCTCGTTGTTGTCGAACGTGTTGGGAGGGAAGGTCGCCTTCAGATCGTCTGCAAAGCTGTCATATACACGGATTACTCTGTTCTTGGAATAATCTGATGTACGTTTCTTGGTGAATTTATGCAGACTGTTGATGTCATACTCCACAATAACCTCGTCGTCTTCGGATGCGGAGAAGAAAAATTCTCCGTCGTTGATGGCCTCAATGGCTTCCTCATTGGTCTTCAGACCGACAACGTGTGTTGCTCCTTCAACTACTACATAAGTGTTGGATGTAACCTTGTCTGCACCGGCAGTCACACCGGCAACCCACGCACACGCCTGTGCATTAGTCAGATCCCTGCCGTTCAATCCGTAGGAATTGGTTACATTGATGATGCCCTCGTAATCAGATTTAGCATCCGGGAGCACAATCTGAACATTCTTACCGCATTCCTCACGCAGATATTTTACCTTTGTGATTGCTGCGGTTTTCAGCGTCTCTTCCGTTACGGGGAGTGCCATGGTATTCCACTTGATCATTTCGGATGCATCCAAAAATGCTGTTACGGCAGAATTGGATACCGTGCCGTCTGCACCACCGGTCAACTTTGCAGAAGCGAATGCCGTAAGCTTTGCCTCCGTGGATTCTGCTGTAAATACAACATAATTTCCAGAATTTGCGGCAATCAGGTCAGCAACAGTGGAAAGACCAGTGTATTCTTCCGCCACGTCTGCCTCCAGGTACACCTTTACTGCAAAGGTATCCTTACCTGCTTCTGCCACACACGCTACAGAGATATCATTACCTCTGGTACCGCCGTAAGCAGCCGTGAGTGTGATTCCCTCTGCAGTGGCAGTAGCCTTTGTTCCGGGATTGATCACATATACGACAACCGTGGTAGCTCCCTTGAAAGTTTCACGTACCAGCATCATGAAATCGTTGTCATCATAAACGCTGTGACCCAGCTTAGCCATTTCTGCATCCGGAGAAGCTGCTGTCAGCTTAATAGTCCCCTTATCGGGACCCCATCCAAGCCCGATCAGCGGAAGCAGTGCTGTACCTCTCTTGGATCCTTTTACGGTCTGCTTGCCTTCAGGTACGAAATTGATGTAAGTTCCGGGTCTTTTCTTGGAAATATTCACGTCAAAAGTTCCGCCCATGATTTACTTTACCTCCTTCTCTAACCATGTCTTGATATGTTCCTTTACCTCTGAGACGGTATAGTCACCGTCCGGGAGATCTGCTGTTGCTCCGGCAAACGTGCTGGACGTGACACCAAACAGCTTCACGCACGCTTTGCGGAGTTCCTCTTTTGCATACTTTGTTTCTTTTGCAATTTCCTTTGTAACTGCTTCTGTTTCGGATTCCTTTTTATTAGGCATCTTCTCCTCCTTCTCCATTCTCGGAATCAATAGGTGTACCATTGGCGAAGAAACGTCTTGCCAGAATGACGGCATCCTCTGCGTACCTTGTATAACGCTTCCAAGACACCTTCATTTCATATACGCCGGCATCCACTTTGGAGATCTCCGGCATATTGAGTTGGAAATGTTTTCCTGTCTGCTTTCCGTTTTCATCCACCAACGGAATCTTATTTCTTCTCTCTGTCATAGCCTGTAATACCAGTCCTGCCATCGCATATGCCTTCATGGACGATATATCCATGAATTTGATATACATAGTGAAGTTTGTAATATATGTGCTGACAGAATGAGCCTGCGTATCCTGCTCCGGTGTCGGGTAGAACACGCATGGAACAAGCAGATCTTCCGGTACCTCCTCGAAATACGGATGCACAGAAACTACACTGGCAACAAAATAATAGATTGCTGCAATTTCATACTCCAGCATTCCAGCACCTCCTCTGCTACAATCCAAAATATCTCTTTGACCACTCTTCCACCCTTGCATTCATGGATGTGGGAATAAACTTCTCAATATCTTCGATTGCATGGTCGAAATAGTGGCTTCCTTCAATAAACTTTTGTTTGAGCATCATTCCTGTCTTTGCTCCTGGGTCGTAGATGAACCTGTCGCCCTTCCAGTATCCCGGCACAAATCTGGTGTTCACTCCAGCTGGGTTCAGGTGATGCCCTTTGTTCACGTAGGATGCGTACTCTACATTCGTGCCGACTTCAATGGTCATGCCGTTATCCGAAATCGTGTACACATTACCGTCGGTGCTCTTTTGGAAACTGTTCAGGAGCAATCTGGTGTCTACAACTTTTCTCTTAATGATCTGATCCTGGACATATATCAGGAACTGATCGGCAATCCCTTCCATGAAAACAGCCAGTTCCTTCTGGAATTCGTTCTCTTTCCCGGCACGCCTGACTTTATCCATAAAATCATTGAACTCCGAAAAGTCCACTTTTACATGAGCCGCCATCACATTGCCCCCTTTACGGTTCCTTTTCTCTGTATCGTTACAATCATATGATGATCCCGGATATTTCTTGGGATTTCTGCCGTGTACTCAAGCCCATTTTCCAGATCTACGATTTTGTCGTTCACACGCACGTCTGTCCCGGCCGGAAGGTTCAGTTTTCCGGTCATCAGATATTCGTTCACATTCTCGGTCTGTTCCATGCTGCCGGTGTTGCGGACATTAAAATGGCAGGCAATTTCCGGTATATCCGGTTCTTCCGGATAGCAAAAATCTCCTGCCGTTATCCCATATCCAAGGTTCTTATCATTCTTTATCATGTGGTATATTGCGCATTTGTGGTTTAGAAGCTTTTCAAATGACATTGGCACCTCCTATAATCGTCTCATTTTCATGACCACCCTGCCCTTGTCCTCTATGACATAGGGCTTCAAAAGCGGGCCAATATTCAAATTGTCAATGAGATCTACACCGGAATCCACCGTGTATGCATAGTCATCGAAAGTTTCCGAAGTCACATTTCCTGAGACCTGGGCTATGTGCTTCAAAGCATACGCCTCGGCCAGCAGTATGACCGCCATGCGCACTTCCTCCGGAATAGCGTCTCCATACGGATCCTGATCGAATTTGTTATGCGTGTAGAAAATAACATAACTCTCCGCTCCGGTAATATCGATCTTCAGCTGTGCATCCGTTCTTCCCTTTACCTTGTCAGAATCCGTATAGTCCCGTACCTCTTCCGGGCTCACCCATGGTCTGTTCATATGTGCCTCCTAATCCCAGTTCAGTGCAGAGAAATCTACAAGCCCCAGTGCCCCCTGGATCCGCTCGACATATTCATCATGCTTCTTGCAGCCGTCAAGGTTAATGCCTTTACGTTCTGCCAGCGCAATGAGCTCGTCGTTTCTCATTTTTGCAACTTTAGCTGCAGTCAAATCTTCCTCCGGTTCCTTATCCTCTTCCTGGTTCTCCGTCTCCACAGGAACATCTTCGGTTTCCTCGCTCTGTGGCATAAAAGACATTTCTTCCGCAACCACTGCCTGCAGTTCAGTGAAACGTCCGGTCTTAAGCAGTTTCTCCGCCAGCCCATCATCAACTTCAAAAGGCTTCTCCTTTACGCAGGAAAAGCCTCTGATGGAATAGGAAAGTCCCGTATTGAGTACTAATTTTTTCATAGGCTGCCTCCTTAGTTGAGGGAAGGAAGACCGTTAATGATCGCAGTAGCGTTAGGCTCCTCAATGATAGCATCGTAGTCCAGATGGCATACATAAAATCTCTTATCCTGCATGATAGCTTCCTTGCCCTCTACGGTCTTTCTGATCTTCATAGCGTAGGTATTAACTACTACGAGGTTCTTGGGATCCGTAAGGATGATCTTATCATCGCTCATGGAAGGGCAGGAAACGGTAGGAATATTCACGGGCTTGGTGTATACGTTCTCAGGCACGGCACCGCCCTTTTCAATCACCTGATTCATCAGGTACAGTTCCCATTCCTGCGCTCTCTTGGGAGACATTAACCAGCGCAGCTTGCCGTTGTTGTACTTATTAGGCATCATCTGCAGGGTCTTGTAGAAAATGTCAAGCTTCATGGCATTTTCTCCGGAAGCGTCATATACATGGCCACCGTTATTGATCTGCTTAACCCAACCATCGTTGAGCTTCAGGAAATCTACATCTGCGGCACTGCCGATCTCAATCACTTCGGCTGCATTCCACGTTCCTGCGCTGTGTGCTGCAATGTACTTGTACAGCATATCATCATGGGTAACAATGTCTCCAATAGCGTAAGGCTTGGATTCAACAAAAGCAGTAGACTTTGCTGCATTCTCGTCACCATTAAGATACAGGTCCTCCAGGTCAACACCCAGCTGAGAAGTCATAAGGTCGGTAATGATTGCTTCCAACTGCTGACCTTCGATGTTCTCGCGCAGGGTTTCCTCGGTGATCTCCCAAGGTAAACGTACAGCCTTGCAGGCGTACTCAATCACATTGGTATTTACACCAGCTCTGTATCCGTCGTCGGTATTCTCTACCTTGGCACGGAGAATTCTGGATGCGATACCGATCTTGTCGATTTCACCGCTTTTGGAAGTTCTCATAACGTGTCTTACCAGAGGTCCGAGGTTGGTTGCCTCGAAGGTCTGCTGAATAAATTTTCTTGCCTGCTCCGGGTTCAAAAGTCCATGAGTAAGGCTTCCGGTCTGGATTGCAGCGCCGGCTTTTCTAATAATCTGCTGATTTGTAGGCATAGTATTTTCCTCCTTCTTTTTACTTAAAACATGCCAGTCATGTAATGCTGCTCTGCCTGCTTCTTAACTTCGGAGCCGGCTTCATCATTCAGGTTGCTGGGTACTGCTCTGGACTTCATAATGCTGTCAAGCTGTTCTGCCAGCGGAGATACCGCTTTCTGAATGCCGTCACTCACCATCTGTGCTACAGCTTCAGCAGTCAGCTCTTCTCCTTTTGCGACGGGGCTGTCCTTCTCGGATACACCTTCGCCCTTTGCAATAGCCGCCACCTGCTTGGTGATGGGTTCCACTGCCTTCTGGATCTCCTCTTCCACCATTTTCTGAACTTCGTCCTTGTTCATGTCTTCATCATCCTCCTTTTTTACATTTGATGTTGTATTGCCAGATTCTCCCTCTCCGTCCGCAGTGAACGAAGCAAGAAAATCGGTCAAGCTTGCGTTAATGCTCTGCAATGTCTGCAGGTTCTTGGAACTTAGGCTCTTGCCTGCCTTCATAACAGGTTCAGGAGCCTCTTTAGCTGCTTTCTCCAGAGATTTAATAATGCTTCCGTCACTCGTAAGGAGCTGGGTAACAATATCATTGAAGTCTGTGAGAGCCTCCTTGATTGTTTCCTCATCAGCGTTGTATCCCCACTCCCACGATCCAGTTTCGGGATTGTAGAAGTTGCCTTCCAGTGTGCTTCTAAGGGCATACCATGCAGAGTAGAAGTTGTCCTCTTTGACACGGCGCTTGAAATTATTCTTCACAGCACCCTTCTCGACGATCTCGAAGCCCATAGCCTTTGCGAGCTTTGCGAAAAGTCCTTTAGGCTGTTCTTCCTGCTTCTCAACCGGAAGATCTACATCCTCTTCCGAATACACACCAACTCCGCCCATGCTAAAACCTGTGATATCCCCCTTCTGAATGGAATCCCACACATCCTGATCAGTTACCTCTGCGGTCATCAGCCATGTACCTTTTTTCACCGGCTCTCCATCGATCTCCATATCGCATTTTGCGACAAAGGATTCTACGACCTCGACACCGTCAGCCTTCTGGAAACAGTGCTGAATATCCACACTTCCCTGATTCTTCATGAACCAGTGCGCAGCCTTGGCTATTTCATCAGCGGTCATGTAGTTGCCCTGTGTATCTTCTACCATGGGCTCGTACACGATGCCGGTTACAAAATGGCTCTCGCTGTCTGCTTTGATAATGCGGCCGTATGACGTGAAGCTTGCAGATCCGTCCGCACCCTTGGTGATCAGAAACTGCTTTTTGTTGGCAGCCTTATCAACCAGTGACACGAAGCTGATCTTTGCATCACTTATCGCATACGCTTTTGCAATGTTCTGCAATTCTTTCTCCTCCTTGTCTTTTTCTGCTGTTTAACGGACAGTTCCGAGATATCTGGATCACCTCCCTCAGATTCTTAAGAAGCAAAGCTTTTCCCGTCTTTTTTTCACTGTTTCCACCTCCCCTCCTGAATTTTGGCAATAAAAAAAGCAACCAAATACGGCTGCAATTCAAATTGCAAACAGTCTCGGTTGCTTATTTCCTGATTTTTTGTAATTAAAAAGCACCCTCTCGGATGCTTAGTTGGACTTGGTCAGATATCCGTTTTCATACAAATATATAATCTCGTCTGCAGATAATACAGAAAACGGATTCTTAAAATTATCATTTTCTTCTGCCGGAACATCATCCTCCAGTTCTGATGGAATGAACCCAAGTTTTTTGCAGATATCTTCGTACTTTTTGTCTTTTTTCATCAGAACACCTCCAGTTTGATTCCTGCATCATTAAACAATTTGCCTACATAGTCAGAATACCCACTTAGGCTTAATAAGTCAAGCGCAGATTCCGCAATAGGTCGGTTTAGTTGTCCAACAATCGAATATTTGTAAATGGTCCCGTTGTGGCATGCAACAATACCATATTTGTACTTGCGTTTATATGCCACCGAAAAATCAGAATAGCTCGGTACTCCGCTTTCCGGGTGGTTGTGGATGCCTATTACGGTATAGTCATCAGCTTCTTTTAGCATCTTAAGCATTTTCCTCGAAGGCTTGACTCTTTTCTTTGCATTGAAGTCTGTCCTTGCCATGACGGTATTGCTTTTGGTATCTACAAATGCAAGATCTTCATACCATGTACCGCTACGGTGCCGGAGCATTTTTCTCGCCTGCGCTCTTATCCTTCTGGTGACCACTTTCATTTCCCCGAGCCCGTCGAACTTGCTAGTATATTCGGCAGAAGCAATGTATTTCCTGTCAATCAGGTAACTCTTGTAGTCGAACTTCTCATTGTCTGCCGGTTCTTCTCCGGGAGTGGCCGGAGGAAGTGTTACCTTTGAGCTTTCTTCTCCTTCGTTCTCCCAGCTGCTGTCATCATTGGAGATGTACTCTTGCTGCATTTTCTTCCGTTCCTCGTAGGAATACCCCAATACTGCCTTGCTGGGGATGCCTCTGTGGATGCAGTGACAGTTGATGGACTCTCCGGCCGGTAGAAGTGGATCTCTCGGGTACATGGGATAGTATGTATTTCCATCCTTCCCCTTCATGACAAAGGGGTCTGTCTTTTTCACGATCTGACAATCCATGGCTACATGATTCGGTCTTGGAGTATTCTTGTGTGCTCCTGTGTGTCGCCACTCCTTTTCCTCACATGCCGGACTCTGCTGGATGGCTTCCTCTCTTGCCACGCTGTGTGCCCGCAACACTTCTGTCACAGCCACCCGTCTTGCCTGATAGTACTCATTTCGCCAGCCGCCACTCATGATCTGCCGTGTAAGCCAGGGTATGTCTTTCCCATCATCCACCGCAGAATGTATCAGTCTCGTGATCTGGTCATGTGTGCTAAGCCGCATCAGTTCGCCCAAGGTAGTTCCCCATGTCTCAAACCATGATGCCGTCCGTTTCCGCAGGCTTTCGACCTGCATATCAGGTTCTACCTCCTGAATGTACTCTGTTGCCAGTGGCTCTACCGTATCATCGTACATGGATACAGCTGCATCCGTCACATCGTCCTGTATGGAATCATTTTCCAACATGGTATCAATGCGCTTCTTAAGCTGTTCTCCTGTGTCTCCGGCTTCTTCTGCTTCCTTTAACGTATTTAAGAGGTCCTGCTGTTGGTCTGCCAGGATCCCGGCTACAGCCTCCTCCAGATCGTTAATGGCACCCACCGTCCCGTCCGGATCGGCATATCCTTCTGTCTTCAGTGTCTTCTTCAGGTCTTCGTCCTTCTTGGCGATATACCTGTCAATGGCAGCCACAATTTCATCAGCATTACGGATCAGTGCTTTCGCAATCTTCTGATAATCATACATCAGCACCACCGTCCACTTCGTAATCACCAAGAGCTTTTCTTATGGATTTCAATACTTCGATAACCTCCGTATTCTCCCCAATACTCTCAGCCTTCTGTATCTGATCATCCAACTGTAACATTTCATCGTCTGTAACGGCTTTAATCTTGGTCTGAGGCTTTGTATTTTGACCTACGGCAGGCTCTTCATCCGTTTTCGTATTAACAGACGGCTGTTGCAATAAACTGTTCTGTTGAGCCTGTGTGAGTGCCTTCTGATAAGCAAGCGGGATATCTCCCCATTTTCCGGCATACGGCTCTTCATTGTCCAGCCCCAGGGTCTTATAGGTCAGTTCCTTGGCAACATTAGGGGTAAGACCGCCTGCACGCTCCGTTACATTCAGGATTTTCTGAACATCGTCCGGATCCGTTACATCCGGTTCCATGAGGTATGCTTCCACATGACGGAAACGATATCCATTCAGCAGCCTTTTATTGATTATCCATCCAAGGGATTCTCGCTCCGGCTGGAATACCTGTTTTTCTGTCACCTCTATGCAGGCTTGCGATGTTGACCTGTTGAAATCCTTGGTGTATCCCACATAGAGATCCGGGAGCAGGAATGCAGACTGCGTTTTCTTTCTGCCGTTCTCCTGATACTCCTGGAATAATTCATCTTTCTGAAGGATGCTTGCAAGATCTTTGACCTCGACATTGGGCTGTTTATCTTCATCCATTGCCGTTCCGCTTTCCAGTGTGTCTGTTTCCAGCACAAGAAACGAATGCTGTCCGGATTCGCCCTCGATGTCATTCACATATCTTTGTAGCTTTTCATACGATTCATCCGACAGCGTGCCGCCCTTTATCAGGATCATCAGCGGTGTGTGCCGCCCTTTGCGGAAATAGTTGTTGTTCAGGATCTCCGCTCTGCGGTTTCCGTCGATGGTAAGTACCTGCCCTATCCAACGTACCTCTCCGTAAGGAGCATCCCCCAACGGGAAATCAAGGATCTCATTGGCCATATCATCAGGCTTAATCGGTTCTTCTCCTTTTTCCCAGTATTTACCGTCCTTTTTATTCATGATTCTGGGATCGCCAAATTCCTTAAAGTACACCGTCTTCCCACCGACGATCTGTCGAAATTTACGGAATTTCTTCTTCCTCTTTACCGACTCTCCCTTATGGAAAAACTCCACTTCGATGTACGGTTGTAACGGACAGGTCATGTCTATTGATGGTGTATCTTTGATGTACTCCAGTTGCACCACATTCCCCATCGTGTCACGAATCACCTCCGTGTATGCAATTCCATAGGTTTCTCTGGCGGTTATGATCTTCTCGAAGATCTCTTTTGCCATGCACTCCATATTCAGAAGTTCCAGTATTCCTTCCAGTTTGGACCATTCGTCTTTCATTTCTGGCGTTTCTTCGTCGCAGTCACAGGCATATCTCACTCCGATACCGAATCCTGCAATATTGTTTTTGTATGCCCTGATGCACTGCGGCAGGATCGTGGAATTGGATACCAGTGCCTTTAAGCCATGCATATCAATCGGGTGCACAATCCAGTCGGAGGCATTGACCTGTTCCTCTATGTGCAGCTGCTCTGACTTATCCGATTTTTCAATCGGTTTTCTGTCATCATAAAATACGGTATACGGTTCCATGTCTCCCTGCTGTTTTATCACACGTACTCCCATGCCAGTAGGCTTTTTCTTACTTGCTTCCATTTTTTCCATTTCCTCCTTTCTTCTTCATTGGCAGGCATACCAGCAATATGCAGTCCGCTTCATCCGGAGACGTAAGTCCTCTTTCCTTCATCTCCTTTTTGCTTTCCACTTTCTGTTTGCCATTGCTTGTAAAATAATACTTCCGGCATGACAGCTGACCTATGAGGTCGTTATCATTCGGAAGTATGATCTCCGGTTTATGTGGTTGTCCATTTTCGTCTATCGGAGATATCAGATCCTTTACTACTCCCATCATGAATGTAGTAGTGTCATCATAGTACTTGTGCTTGATCTTCTGGCCAAAATTGACCGGAACGATCTGCAGCTTCTGGAACAGCTCCGGTTGGGTTCGTTTGTAGCTCTTTAGCTGATCCACAACACCACCGCCGACTCCGCCATCATCCACCTTGGCATAGATCACATCGTGGTACTTAAACCTAGTGCTCAACTGCAGAAACAGTTTCGCTACATTGCTGGCAGTCCAGTTTGTGTCCTGCCCGTTGTATTTTTTATAAATCTCTACCTTTTCATTCACCCTGTACCCGATACAGGTCTTATCATCACCGAAGCGGGCTACATCGCACCCGATCTCGATCTGCGTAACCTTGCTTACATCTGTCTCCAACAGTTTCCCTGTATTATCCCGGCAAACTCCCATTGCCAGTGCAGTGTCATCAGACAATTCCGTAGCAACGCTGCTCTCCAGCCACGCTATCGGAATCATGGTGTCATCTTCATTTTCCGGGAACTCGCCATATACACGGACACGAACCACATTGCTGTTCTCGCCGTATTTACGCTTCATGGCTGCGATATTCTCTTTGTTGGTACGCTTGCTGTTCTCGGAGTTCACTGTATGGCACTTATAGAGCGCACGGTCTGTCGTATGGCTGTCATAGAATGTCCCGGAAGTCTTTGTCGGGTTACCCATAAGCAGGAGCTTATTGTTCTCTCCGGCCAAAGTACCGGTGATGGCTTCCATGATCGGATCTGCAACACCGGAAGCCTCGTCCACGATAAACAGCATATTGTCCTCGTGGAAGCCTTGCATATTCTCCGGCTTCGTAGCGGTCCTGGCTACCGCAAACCACCGCTTTTCATAGCCGATCATATAAACATAGGTCTTCGTCCATTTAAGGAGCATGGGGAGCAGTGGGGAGTTGTTCATCCACTTATCGACCTCGGACCACAGTACATCATGCAGCTGTTGCTTTGTTGGAGCCGTTGCAACGATTCTCGGATATGGGAAACATACTATAAACCACAAAAGCAATGATGCCTCGAGACCCGTCTTTCCGACACCCTGCCCGGATTTTACAGACACCCTCGGATAATCCCTAAGATCTCTGGCTACCTCGATCTGCCAGTCATCCGGTTCGAATGACAGTACTTCACGCATAAACAGAACAGGATCCGCTTTCCACAGCGGAATACTTTCGTCGAGGAAAGCTCCCAGCCAGTTATCAACATCCATTGCCATTCCTCCTCTGCTCCAATACTCTCTGTGTCCATTCCCGTACCACTTCGTTGCCCTTGCTGTCTCCGTCCAGCTTGCGGTTCTCCAGATGCAGCTTCGCCAGAGCTTCTATTGCTTTGGTTTTCTTCGACTGCACATTCGACAATTCTGATTCCAACCTCGCAATGATCTGGTCTTTGTTCTCTGTCTGAGTAAAAGTGGAATACTCGTTTCCCGGAAGTCTCTCTCCTGCTTTGACTTTCTCGGAGATCCTTCTGGCATATTCCGCTTTGTCCTCGTCGCTATCAAATGCCCTTTTTCTCTCGGAACGCTGATTGAACGACAGGGCAACAGGACTGTCACTATTCCTGTACTTGTTGATCGCTGTCATGATTCTACGCTCACGCACGGAAAAGAGTTGTATCTGCTCTATAAGCAGTAACTCTTCATCCTTTGGCATATCCTCAATGAGTGCACGTTCCTCTTCGCTCAGGGTATCCCAGTACACCGCAGAATACCCTCCATGCTTGGTGGTATCCGGAGGCGGCACAGGGTTATGATGCCCCTTCGCATTTTTGTTTCCCTTGGGTGCGCCCGCTCTCTTCTTTTTAGGTGGAACGCTCCCTTTATCGCAAGTGGAACGCTCCACTTGTTTTTTTTTGCCTTTTTCGGCACCGGAGGGGTGCAATTTCTCCTCCCATTTATCCATGGACTTCCACTTTCGTATCTTGTTCGGCGGCAGCTTCAATTTTTCAGCAATATCAACAAGCTTCGCATTTCCATTACTGTCCAGAAACATCTTCTCCGCCTGCCTGCGTTCCTCGCTTCTCTTGTCCGCATCTGGACCTCTCGGTGTCGGCATTGTACCTCCCTCCTTGCTTGATTATTCCCGTCCGTGTGGACGCATTAAAGGGGAGAACGTTGCCGTCTCCCCTTTTCATACGAATATTGCACGATACTTCATTAAATCTTCGTGATATATTCTGCTTTTGAGTAACTTTCCCGACCTTTGACCATCATTCGCAGAAAGTCCTCTTTCGTGAAATCAGATAACCGGAAGATCTCCTCCGGTTTCATTCCCAACTGTTTGCCGATTTCCTCCACGCCTTTGCCCTCTGCCATAAGTTCCTTCACAATGGCTTTCATGGGCTCCAGCAGGTGGGTACCTCTTGCACGGTTATGTGTCACGGTACCGTAGATATTACCGGCTTTGTCCTTGTGATCCACGATAACCACAAGAACCTTTCCTCCCAAACGCTCGTAGAGTGTCCTGCGATCCGTCTCGGAAGGTGGAACATATTTCCAATCAGGACCTGCAACAGTCCATCTGTGGAATCCATCAATAATCGTATAATCCGGTCTTGCTACAATCGGGAGCGTCCAGCCGTTCGTGAAGATCGACTGTGTAAGGAGCTCCAGGTTCTGTTTGGATACCTTGTTCGGGTTATAGTCGTTCGGCTTTAGCATATCTCGATCAACCCATTGAAGGGTGGATGCCGGAATCATGAGCTTATCCATGTTTCTTTGCCTCCTCCCTTTTAGCCTCAGTGATATACCGGCCATATATTCTCTGGTACAGGGCTCTGTAGGTTCTCAGCTTCGGATCGCCGGATATCAGCCCTTCGTATATTGCTTTGAAATCTTTCTCATTTGCTATGGCAGACACCTGTAAGAAGAAATTGCGGTATCTTGTAGCCACGTAACGTTTATGCTCCGTGGTAAAGTAGATATCCATGTTGTTGAACATTTCAATCAGCTCTGCTTTGTAGTCCTTCTTTTTCTCCTCTGCTTCATTAGCCCTACGGGATGCTGAATTTCTTCCGAACATCTCGCTGTCCCAGTACAGCGCAGCGAGATATGCGTTAGGCTCCCTGCGTATTACCCGTTCCATAAGATCCGGATAATACTCATTCATCTTTACAAGGCTTCTGGCGGTGTCCACGGAAAAGAACTGCGATACTCTCAGCTGTCCTTTTCTGGTACCGGCCTGCCATAAGAACAGGTAAATCTCCGGAATGTCAACGTGCTCGTTCAGCAGATAGAGCCATACATCGTTGTTGGTCCAGTCATATATCGGAAATACCTGATGTTTATTCGTCATGGTCTTTCCGGCTCTTATCATGGATGCAATGTTCTGCAACCTCTGTATGGATTCTGCCGTGCGGATTCCTGTTATCGTGATTCCACTCTGGCATGTCCTGGGGAGGAAATCCTGGTACGCATCCACCCTCGGCCTGAGAAGCGGATGGTTTCTGATTGCGAATGCCGTTGGGCGTCTTACCCATACATCCTCTTTTGTACGATCCCAGCAGATAAAGGTTTCATCGTTCGACAGTTCATTGAAGCAGTTGTAATGCTTTACTTCCAGACAGAACCATTCAAATTTCGCACCCATAAGGAGAAATCTCTTTCTCCACTTCTTCACGGTATCTTCTATACACGGGAAGATTGCCTCCTCGTCTATGAACTGCACCGTAAGCTGTGCGGGATTGATTTTTCCTCTCTGCACCAGATTGTAGATCAGCTGTGCCATACATAGGCTGTCCTTGCCGCCGGAGAATGACATATACACCGGCAGACCGTTGTTGAATACATTTATGATCCTTATCTCAGCAGCCTTTATCACATCGATACTGGATTCCCGCCTTTTTACAGCCATATCTTTTCCCCACATTTCGGGCAGATAACGAACTGCTTTACTTCTGCCGGTTCCTCCTCAACTGTATCCCTGTCTGTGACCGGTCCTGCCGGTTCTACCGGTGCTGCTGTTGTACCTTGTGTTTCCGTCTTTATCTCGTGTGTCTGTCCACTCTCACCTCTGTTTCGTATGGCAGCGATCTCTTCTTCATCCAGCGTGCCATATTCGGACAGCTTCTCTGTTACGTCTTCTGCATCAGCTATCATCTGCTGCAAAATCTCTGAATCATATCCGGGAATATCCAGGTCATCCTGAAGATCTTCCAGAAACGCATTCAGCGTATCCAGATTTTCGATCCCCAGCGAGAAGATCTTATTATCTGCGATCATCAGTTTCTTTTTCTGATTTTCCGTCAGATCTGTGTACTGGTACACCAGTGCTTCCTCATAATCGAGACGGAGCAGTGTCTCGTATAATCCGTTGCCGGCCAGAATCACATTGTTTTCATCTACCACAATGGGTCTGATCTGGCCAAACATCTTTACGCTCCGCTCAAACTCTCTAAGCTGTTGCTCTGTATGGATGCGGATATTCTTTTCCGGTCTTACCAGGTCGGTAAGTTTCATGTAAATGCTGTTCATAGTATTTTCCTCCAAAATATTCTTCTGAAGGAGAATGACATATGTGCCATCTGCAAATGGCAATACTATTTCAGGCTCTCCAAAAACACTCCTGCGCTCTGGATCTTCTCTGCAGCTTCTTCCACAATGGAACGGTCAATGTCGTAGATCTCTTTCCATCCGTTTTCGACAGAACCGGTCCACTGCCGTGCCGCCCAGGGGTGTGTTCCACATAAATAGCCGTTCTTCCAATCATAGATCGGAGGCACGGCCAAATGATAATAGTGGATATATGCCAGCACTTCCTCATGGCTCCAATCAGCCAGTGGGCTAAACCGTGTGACACCTTTTCCATCCGTATATATGTTACTGCCCTTGCCGACATAGTTTCCGTCGGCTCTTCTGCGGCCCAGCAGGAGCATATTAAGATCATGCTCTTTATAATACTTTGCCTGTCCTCTATGCTGAACAATGTGGAACCACTGCGCTGCCGTACCGGAATCCTGCGGAAACAGCATCTGGGGATGCTTCGTGAGCCATTCCAAATCCTGCCCTGTATTTATGATTTCCAGTTTGGGCGGCTTATTCGCATCTACCCAGTCTGTAAATGCTTTGTACTCTAAGTTGCTTACCACGAGGACGCTGTCCTCGATCCCTGCCTGTCTGCAGACATCCGCAAGCACCAGAGAGTCTTTTCCACCGCTCCATGCGACTGCAGCTTTCTTCCCACCTGTTGTAGCCTTAATGTCTTTGACCGTATGTCTCACTTTTTCATCCAGTTCCTGTTTTGAGACAAGGTCCTCGATCTGTTCCATGGCTTTCAACCATGCATCATTACTGATCTTCTGCTTTCTTCCAAGTATCTGCTGTCCCATTTATCTCACCGCCCCTCTTTTTGAGACATGGGAAACGATCATGGCTACTATTCCAGCCGAGAGCACTGTTATCAGGCTTCCCGCTGTTTTATATGCTGATATGCCATAAACCGTCCCGTAGGCGAAAATAGGAAGCCCTACGAGGAATGCTGTAAGGATTCCTGCAACAACTCCGCCAGCTGTCAGTTTTACCTTCATCAGGGTAAGCATTGTCGGCAGCATCGTTGTTGCTCTCAGGGTACAGTAGAACAGGAACATATGCGTTACTGTAAGTCCCGGGATATTTGCAATCAGGATCCCGACTGCTAACAGAGCTACCATGGACAGCTTGGAGAGTTTTATCTTCTCTGCATCTTTCATCCTGCCTGTGGCTTTCAGATCGGTCGTCAGGGATGCGATTGCGCATAGGTTACTATCCACAGTGGACAATAGTCCGGAGATCAGCATAAACATGAACGGAACGATAACCCATGCCGGGAATATCGCCTTGATCAGTTCAAAATTGACCGTTCCTGCATCTGCAGGTACAAATCCTATGCCGGCCGCTATGAATCCGAGGATCCCCATGGAAAGCGGAACCACCGCAAACATCAGCGCTCCAAGAGCAAAGGAACGTCCTATTCTGTCCTTGCGGATAGAAAATGCTCTCTGCCAGAAGCACTGGTCTCCAAACGGTCCTGCAAACAGACCGATAGCTGTAGGGAGTCCGAATCCCAGAAATACCTGTAATCCCTTCTCCGAAAACAGCTGTCCATATTCTCTGCTGTATCCTGCGAACTGGATCGCAGTCATTCCACCATTGAGCTTAAGCGCCCATGGTACGAAAATCGCACATGCCAACAGCAGAAATACCATCTGAATCGCATCCGTCAGGACAGATGCCTTGATCCCGGAAATCTGTGAATAAGAAAAAGCTATGACTGCCAGTACGATAGTCATAGCCCATAATGGTAAGCCTGTTGCCATACTTAAGATCTTGCCGCCTGCCAGAAGCTGGACCGCTGTAGACAGGATCGTAAGAGCTGTAAGCTGGAAAAGATATACTCTTTTCACCGGCTCAGACTTATATTTCTCATGCATATACCCGGAAAGTGTAATTCCGTCCGGCATTTCCCGCCGTATTTTTCTTGCGAATGGGATGAACAGTATCAGGCATAAGATATTCGGCACTAAAAACCAGAACAGCCCTGCAATGCCATTCGAGTAGGCTTTCTCTGCCGACGTGAATAATGCCGGCGCCCATATCCAGGTTGCTGCAATACTCATTGCCGATACCACCGTTCCCATGTCACGGTTCCCTACGTGGAAGCTTGTACCCCCACCTTCCTGCTTTGTGAATAGTTTCGTTGCACCCACCATCAGGAGTGCATAGACAATCAATACGATTATCCCTGTCATTGTGATTCCTCCTTCAATATTTTTTTGAAGGAGCAAAAGTCCCCGGCAGAATAAACTACCGGGGGCTTACACATGATCTAAAATTTTACGAATACAGGATAGCACACTGTATATTTGAGTGTCAACCGAGACTTTTCCGAAAACGGATATTTCATGTTATGTCAATCCGTCCACCCCAAAGATCAGAGCAGACAGCCTCTCAATGGCTATTTTTTCATCCAGATAGGTCGTATCAGACGATACATTCCACTTCTTCATGAGCTCTTTCCGAGTGATTTTTAATTCGGAAATATACAATCCGTAAATGATGTCATACCGTCTCAGGTCGATTTCGTTCCCTGACCGCTCACAGCAGATCTTGTATATGTCCAGCATCGTTCTCACATGGCTGACAATGATTGCTGTCCGGGTGGCGCTGGACTTGATCGATTCCACGATCACCGTATCGTCATAAAGGTGGAGCATATTGTGCAGGATGTCAGCTGCTGATTCCTGCATCTGGCTCCTGCCGAACACGGAATTCTCTGCGTTGATCTGCAGCATCCGGTAGTTCCGGAGGAGAAGCTTTGTGTTATGGTACCGGTCATCACGGCTTTTCTTCTGCCGCTCCTTTAATTCGTTTTCATATTTCTCAATTCCGGCAATGGCTCCTGCGTTCGCAGCCTTTTCCATGAGTTCCTGCAAGTCCTCTTTAGTAAGTGATATGAGCATTACCGGGCTCTGCGCCTTCTCATTATCCATATAGACCTCCTTAAAATATAACCGGCTCCTGGCACCGCTTTTTCCTGTATATATTCCAAGAAGGTTTCTTCCTGTTTCATCCGTGTGTTATCATGGCTATTATATCAATTTTTGCCAGAATAGTACACACTTTTTCTGACTTCTTAAACATTTTGTTCTGTATGATGCTTTTTGTAAAGATATATAGCAGAGGCTACTGCATTTGGTGTCATGTGCATTTCGTCGGCAATGTCCTTATTCCTCCAGCCGGCTTTTTTCAACGCCATGATCTTCCCGGTGTCAATTCTCTTCTGCGGTTTACTTTCTTTCTGGTCCTGTACGGTTTCCGGCTGTTTTACACCGCTTTCAGCAGGTTCGCTACGCTTTTCCTCGTTTTGATCACACTTTTCCTCATTTTGATCACGTTTTTCTTCGTTTTGAGACGTTTTTAGTGGCAGTGTGCGCACATACCTCCGGATATCATACATGCAGTTCTTGCAGAAATGCCACTTTTCAAACTCATTATCCTCCCGAAGTTCTTTCTCTGCCTTATCCTTCGTATTCAGAGAGATATATCCGAGCACTCTCTCCCTGCTCATATCAGCTCCGCATCTGTCACAATAGTACTTAATCACTTTCCTCCACTCCTTCCGTCATATCCCATATCTATAAATTCCGATAGTTCCATCTGCCCCGGGACAGAATAATTTTTATCGTCTGCCAGATTATATCTGGAAGGCGAACCATTGCTCCTGATCGGCTGGGGATTCATCTTTTTGTAGCAGATCGGTCCGTAACCCCTCTGGATGCTTTCGGCATCCTTCAGGGCACGTCCACATTTTTCACATATCATAGGCATCATCCTCTAAAATCAAACACAAACGCTGTCCTCTCAGGTGCTCCACCCGTATCGAAGTTGCTCCATGCACGACCCTGGTTATACATCCGCTTCGCCAGTATATCCAGTGAGTACTCTTCTATGTCCTTATCCGTTTTGAGCCACACGCAGTTTTGCTTTACTTCTTCGCAGATTTTGGCGAAGAGCTGCTCTGATCCGGATGCCGTTACGCACTCTCTCATGATCTCCAGCCATTGCTCCGGGGGAAATTCTCCGGCATCTGTCTCGTAATACTCAGAATACTTAACCACTTCTTTCCTGTTTCCCATACGGGTGACAATGTAGTTCCCGGTACCTCTTGCCTGACCATGCCGGAGACGGATCCTGTAATCCTCCATTCTATGTACCTGCATCAGCTTACCTCCTTCACCCTTGTAACGTGAGAACACCGGAAGATCGGTGATGTAGCGTTTCCTCCTGCGTCAAGCAGCGCATAATAATTATGCTTCCAATACAGGCTTTCATTATGCCTGACAGCTTCTGTATTGGTCTTCTGCAGACAGCCTTTGTATGCGCTTCCGTCATACAAAAGTACCTTGATCTTCTTTCCGATGTATGTCTCCAGCTTGTCCCTCTTCATAATCCGTCACCTTCTTTCAGTTCACTGGCTACAATCCTGCCGTATTGTCGCATGAAATTCGCAATGCTTATATTTCCCATGAGATAGATCTGGATCACCGCCTGGTCGATATCAACGTGTGCCATTCTGGCTGCGAAATCGTCCACGCCCTTTTGGTACCCGGATGCATATATCATCGATGCTGCCTGTTCTGCCTCTTCCTTCCCGGATGCGACCATAATGCACGTAAGCAGTACCCCAGCGAATCCGCCTAATAAAAAACCACCAATCGCCGCAAATGCCATCAAAACATCACCTCCGCTCTAATTCCTGTTCACAGGCTGCAAGCCTCTCTGCAATGGTCTCCAATGCATCAAACCGTCCGGCTTCCGCAAGTTGTGTAATGGTCACACCCTCGTCATCCGGTAGATCTTCTGGGTGAAATAATACCTCGCCGTCTTCTGTCACATATGTCAGTCTTTCCATTCTTCCTCCTCTGCTTTTCGCAATAAAAAATCCAACTATCAGTATTAAATTTTCAGGTCACTCCAGATGCGCTGTCCAGTGCCGGATATCTACCGGATCAATCACTTCCGAACATTTAGGACATATAGGATATAATCCTTTTCTGCGATTCTCGTCCATGTCCCGGAATGTTTTATTCCTCCGCATCCGCTCGAATTCGGCATCTGCCATTGCTCCGTATAGCTTGGCTTTAGATAGCATTTTCCGCTGTGCATCCTCCAGCAACTCATACCGCCTCGCCAGCGTAAGCAGAGCATCAAAGGCGTCTACCGTAGCTCCGCAATCCTGACAGCTTACGATCCTGTTTACTGTATCAATCTCGTAATGAGGTGGATCGCATTTACACAGTTTTTCTCTTCCTCGCTCGATTTTTGCCAGGCTGAAAGAAATAATCTCATTGTCCATAACAGTCCTCCGCAGCTTTTCAGCTAAGACAGATATGTATCTTCAAGGAAATCAATAAATTCTATCAGTGCATTATATCTGTCCTGCAATTTGATCACATTATTCAGGTCATCTTTTACATCTTCTCTGGTCGGTTCGTCTTTCAGCACATTCCTCGCATATTGCTCCTGCTTGGCCGCTTTATTTGCAAAATGTTGGCACAGTTTCTTCTTGTCATGCAGTACGTTCGTAATATCCTGCTGATTCTCTAATGCCTTGATGGCCACCTCTGTCCAATCTTCTGTTTCACCAATGCTCCCAAGGTTCTTGCTGATCCTTTCAAGCTGCTCTTTGGTTTTTTGGAATTCATTCTCTGTCATAACTACCCTCGCTTTCAGTTTGATTAGCTTTCTCAAAGTAAAATACAACCGGTTTTTTATTCGGTATCACCAGCCCAAACCTCACAGCATTTTTGTATGTATTGCTATCACGCATTAAAGTATCAGGCATAGCGGTAACCATTTTTCGGAAACCTTCCAGTGTAGATCTGCTTTTATAATGATTGCAGCTTCGGCAGGCCGGGAGCATATTGTCAACCGTGTCTGTCCCCTGTTCGCTCCACCCATTCAGCGGTACCACATGGTCAACCTGCATATCCTTGTATTCCAGGTTGCATCCGCAGTAAGCGCAATGTCCATGGCATTTCTGATATACCGTCATTCTTATACTTTTTGGTATTACCTTTCTCTTTGCATCCATTATTTCTGCCTCCACTACTAATTTCTGTTTTTCGGGGGTCTAAAGTCTTTTTCTATCTGGTACGATAGCTGGGTGGCAGCTTCTATCGGTATCGTCCATGATTCATTAATCACCTTCTGATCCAAGCAATAAATTTTACGTCGATTTCTAAATGGATCAGTGACAGTAATTTTATGGATGCCCATATCTTCGTCAAAGAAATCTTCAACCCGCAAATAGTCAATCTTAAACTGGTTTTGTACTTCCGCTATTATTTCTTCACAAAAATCCATCATCCCATTCTCCTTCGCTAAAACATAATGGCATTTCCTTCTTTGTGATATACTAAACCATCTTGCAGCATTTCTTTCCACTCTTCCTTTGTTGCCTTGAATTTACCAAAGGTAGTTGCATTAACTTCGCACCATTCACACAATTTGTCCAATGTTTCAAACACAGGGCTTATGGGGCTCCCTTCACTCGTAGTATTCCACAACTGATAGCCTTCTCCCTTCGGCGGTTCGCAGAGTTCCTTTAATTTGTCCTTAATTTGCTTGAAATACTCATCAAATTTAGGGCATCCATACTGTTCTGTATCAATCCCTTTGATCCTCGCAAACTCCTTACAATTTTCACAATATTCCTCATTTTGCGAAGATATACAAAACGAAATGTTATCTACAAAATATCCGTACCAAACTTTATGTAATGGATAATCAAAATCCATTGGTACACGCTTCAATTCTCTCCCCATGATTCTCCTCTCTATTCCCAAATTGCAATTTAACAATGATAGCCTCTTTCCAGCCATCTGTTTCTAAAGGGGGTTTTGGTGTAAATCGTTCCGTAGTAATCGTCTTCACACCATCCGCAATGTTGGTCTACATATTCATACAGCCCAAAATCATCCCTTTGCGGTCTTCTTGCCACTTCATATTCTTTTAATTCCTCGGTTCTCTTATAGAGTTTATTACCTCTTTCATAACATTTTTCCAATGTTATATGTTCGAGATCCTGACCGTAACCGTAAAAAACATCATCGTATTTTCTTTCAAATTTCATGCGTGCTTTGTTATGATGTGCTATTCTTAATAGCATGAATAACACATACCATTTCTCAAATAATCTTTTCATGGTTTTCCTCCGCTAAATTCTAATTATTTTAACTTTCAGTTTAGATGTTCATAACACCAGACTTCCATCCTGCTTTTTTAGCCTCTTCTGAAAGAATCTCATTTTCTTCAGCTATAGCCATTTTTCTTTGTTGTTTTTCTAAACAATATATTGATAAAATTTCATCCACCAACTCATTAATACTACATAACATATCTCCGTCAACCTCTTCGGTTCGTTCTGCATCATTTAAAATATTTTTTATATCTTCTGCACATTCATGTATTTTTCTCATACAAATGCCTCCATAAATCTTAATATTTCAGTTTAATGTATTTCTTATATTCCACTCTTCCTTTACTTTTTCTAAATCTCTTCCTTTCGGATATCCCTCCGTTGGAACCGGGCAATCAGGATTGTTGCATTTACACATATACATCATTCCGCCACTGCGCCAGCGTTCAATGGCAATATTAGATTTTCCACAGTACCTGCAAGGATTTAATTTTTCCATTTTGTTACCTCCACTAAATCCTAATTATGTGTATCTCTAAAGTTCTCCATTGCCCACTTATTACCGGTTGCCTGCACCTTTGCTCTAACTCTCTCCTGTGGTGTAGAACCTCTGCCGACACATGCGAGTATGGAATCTCTCATGGAGCTTCCCTCGGTTAATCCGGCAGCATCCAGAGCCTCCTTGGTTCCGCACTCATCGCAGATCATTGTCTTGTTGTCTGCTCTCGACAGAGCCAACAGTCTGTTTACCTCTTTTCCGCATTTTGGACACTTCATTGTGCTCTCCTTCCTTGGTGTGATTGCCGCACCAGTGGTTTTTTTCTATATGCTCCAGCACAGTACTTGGAATGAATACAGGTACTGCACATTTCTTCCAGCATCATCCTTTTCCGGCTGGCTCCTTTCCGGAGGAGGTTTCCCTCCTCCCGGTGCTGTGTTTACTGGTTACCTCGTGACACGCTGTTCCTCGACCAAAGGATTGCTCCGTTCCTGCTCTCTGATCTGGTTATACCTTGCGTTGGCCAGGTTCAGAGCCGCCAGCACATCCTTCGTGGGGATAGATATCGAAATATCCCTTTCCGGAACTTCAATTACAGTGATTCCGGCTGTTATGCTGGATGTAATCACGCACTCTGTGCCACACATAGTCTCTTTACCGAAAAGATTTTTCTTAGCAATTACTGCATGAACCAGCTTTCTGATTGCATCTGCTCCTTTTTTCATCCCTACACCTCCTTGGAATTTACCGGAAGGATCAGTGCCGTCATATCACTGTCTTCCGCCTTGATGATTGCGGGCGTTTTCGCTGTTGCAAATGACAACAGGACATTCTCGCATTCAAACGCTTTCAGACTGTCGAGTAAAAGTCTCGGATTAAAGGCAATCCGCAGACCTTCTCCGGCATCCGACAGTGTCTGCACCTCCTCGTGGTAATCCGTAAGAGAGTTCCTATATGTAATCTGGATGGCGGTACCCGTCACATCCAGCAGGACCGGCGCTTTGTCTTCCACTGTTCCACAGAGTTTTGCACGGTTAATGGCTTCCAGAAGAGATCTCTTCTCTACTTCCGTGCTGATGTCTCCATAATTGAACATCTTCGCATACGGGAAATACGTTCCTTCAATCAGCCTGGTGTAGATCTCGTAATCATCCGTCTCGAACAGCGCCCCGTGTTTGTCGCAGGATATGCGAATGTCTCCCTGCAGATCCAGCTGCAACATTTTTTCAACAGCCGACTTCGGAACAATGAACTGAAACTCTGCATCCAATTCCACGCTGTCCCATGCGATCCGGTGTCCGTCCAGTCCTACAAGATTCAGCCTTCCACCGGTACATTCGAAGAACATACCTGTCATAATCGGGTTGGAACCTACTGCCGGTATTGCATAATTCACATGACTGATTGCCTTCAGCAGTGTGGCCGCCGGGATCGCAGCAACATTTTTCCCGGAGAAGCTCTGTCTGTCATATGTGAACTGCTCTACCGGATGCGTCTTAAATTTGTTCTTGATCTTGCCTACCTGTAAGGAGACTGTGTCGTCTTTGCATTCCATTGTGAGTTCACCTGACGGCAGGCTCCCGATCAGATCAAATACTTTTGCCGGTATGATGAACGGAGTACCTTCTGCGCTTTCTAATTTCGCCTTTACGGTCACTTCCGTGTTGGAGGCGATTAAATCCCCGTCTTTCAGCAAAACGCCCTGTAAAGCCTCTATGGTGGTTGTCTTTGGGACTATCCCCTTTATCTGTGCAATCTTCCTCGATAACTCGTTTTTATCAATCTTCATCCTTCAATTCCACTCCTTCCAAAATCAATATTGTGCACATACTCTCTTTCAGCCGGTACGGCTCCAGATCTTCCTCTTTCATGTACTTCCGGCCATACAGTTCTTTCATACGTTTCCATACATCCCAGGGCACACGGTAAAATCTCTGCAAGCTCATGGACACCATTACATAGCAGTGAGCGCCAAACTTCTCGTACAGATCTAAGCTTTCCCACTGTGTATCAGTAACCACTTCCTGCCGCATCCGGTCTGAGTCCGTATGTTTTGCTTCAAACATAATCCCGGTACCGTCACACAGGATCCCTTTGTAATCGGGTTGTCCTTTCTTCTCGTAATACCCCTTTATCGTTCCGTCCCGATCCCTTCCAGTGATATGGAACGGCTCCGGGGTTTTCTCGATGTGCGCCCAGCCCCTGCTCTTATAGAACTCGCAGGCTGCGGAAATCCACCTCTCAAACGTTTCCCCGGCTTCTTTACTCCTTCGTCCGATCAGTTGCTTTCTGGGATCAGCCATTCTCTTCGCCTGCCAATCTCTTCTCCAGAATGCACTTTATATCCGCCAGCTTCGTAGCTCCGATGCCTTTGACATTCCCGATCTCTTCAATGATCTCCGGGATATTCACAGGTGCTTTCTTCGGAGTATGTGCTTTTCCACGGTTATAGCCCTCGCTTCTGGCTTTTTCCACACGGTCTTCCACATAATTCACAAGCTGTTCATCCGTCATCTTGCGCAGCTTTACCGCTTTTTCATGGATTCTGTCTTCATCCACAGTTCTCCGGCAGTTTCTCTTTTTAGCCATTTTCTGCTCCTTTCGTTCCTCCTTGCTGGCATGAGACATTGCAATGCCAGCAGTGTAATCTCTGTATCCTTCGTTATTCCGGCACCACATATCACATAATCGCTTTGAGCGACACAAGGGAAACTTCGTATGCTGTTTTTGCATTTCCCTCTTTCATAAAGACACGGCTCTGGATGCGTCCTTTGCACTGCAGATAGGTTCCCACCTTCAGCCCGGATGCGTAGATTGCATTTCTTCCCCAACAGATGCAGGGGATATAATCTGACTTTCCATATGCCCGGTTCACAGCAACCAGGATATCCGTTACTTCCCTTCCGCGCGGTGTGACACGGTACTCCGGCTCTTTGCAGAGATATCCGTCCAGCCAGATCTTATCAATCTCATGGTTTGTCTCTTCGATGAACTGGATGTCCATTACAAATACATTCAGCTGCAGCTTCCTTCTTTTTTCTTTCTGATCCCGGTGATTGTGGGAGCGGAACTGCCCGTTAATATCAACGACCGTGCCATGCTTGATCTGCTCAATGTCGCACAGGTGATCCGATATCAGGCACGGCACTGTGTCTTCTACTCCACTGGTCCTTTTGGTTCTCACGAGGAATCTGTAGTATGCTTCCCCATAATATTCATGATCTGCTATCAGTCCTCCTACTACGGTACCGATCATATGGACACGATTGCTTGTCTCCACGTTTTCCTTGATGTTCTCGTTATTTTCCATTATTCTTCCTCCCTATACGCTAATTCAGGTATTTCAATGCCACGTTCTCCGCAGAACTTTTCGAAACAGTCTCTGCACAGATAGCAGATATTCTTTGCGCTTTCGCCCCGTCTGCTTCTTGCCAGGATGGTCACCATTTCGCTCTTTTTCTTATAAGCTTCACAATCACAGCACACATCGTACAGCTTATTTTCCAGCTTCTCACTGATGCCTTTGCGTTGCAGACTCTCCGGGAATTCCCTCCGCATGTTTTTCTCTCCGACTATGTGGATCAGGCTGTCTTTCATGAATACAGGGATGCCGACATCGTCCGCAATGGTTACTATCGCCCGGATCCACTCAGCCTTGGGAACAACTTTATTTTTGTTCTTGCCAGTCTCCGCCCCTATGATTACCCAGTCTGTAAAATTGGCAATCGTGATTTCCAATGCTTCCGACACATCTTCCATGAGCGGTTCTATGCTGAGGAAAGCATGGGCTTCGTCCGACATATCCTGCATTACCGCTTCCGCTGTCTCCGCCTGCGCTGTGTTGGTTACCGTGACCCCGTACCACATATTGGGGGCTTCCGGCAGTCTTCTTTCCAGCAGCAGATTCACATATCTGTCCGGATTCTTCGTCAGAAACAGATAATTGTGCACCGGATACTGCTCACAGGTGTCGAAAACGGCTCTGATCCATTCGTCCGGTACCCACTCCCCGAATATATCCGCCATGGCACCGACGAAGATGTTGTTCCCCATTTTCAGCTTGCTGATGGTATCCAGCCGGTATCTGTGGAACGTAGGCTCGAATCCGAACGGATATACCAGGTTGCTGCCCGTCTCATTCACCATGGGTTCGTCCAGAATATACAGGTCGTGCCCTTCGTGCTGGATCTTACGGTAATTGTCCTGTGCCATTTTGTTGCGACGGACGTTCCCGGAGAACCTTTCTGTCATTTTCCTTGCATAGCAGTAAGGGCATCCATGCAGGCATCCGGTAATCGGATTCCATGTGTGATCACACCATTCTATCTTTGATTTGTTCATCTTTTTCCTCCCAATATTCCACGTAATACTCCTGCGGAGCGTTCTTCCCTTCTTTGCCGGCTACCGCTTGTCTCCCGATCCGGACAGCGTAACCACATTTAATAAGCATCGTTGCAAGCTGCAGCCTGTCCTCTTCGTTCCATTGCACGGATCCTTTTCTGATGCTGCATATTTTCTGTTTTGCCATCAACCGCACCTCCTTTTGGGCTTCTTATCATCCTTCTTAACGGCTTCCTGCATTTTCTTCTCAAAAACCTGTGTAAACGCCCTTACTTCCGGCGGCATACCACAATTTTTCATACCTCTGCACTGGATGATTTTGTTGTGGTTCCACTCCATCGTAAAATAGGATTTGTCCGGCTCGTCTGCCTTGCGGACGAAGAAGATATTTGTTTCTCCTTTCGCCACTCTCTCAACGTAACCACCTACGCAATGATGCAGTGCCTCTCCTTCCGCACGGATTTCGTCTCCATTCTTCGGTACCACCAGGATCAGTCCCTTACCCTTGATGGAAAATGCATCCATGCCCTCGCTCTTTTCGAAGATCTCCGCCATGGCTTTCTTGGTCTGCTCCAGCTCCTTTCTGGCGGCTTCCTCTCTCCTGCGCTTCTCCGCCGCTGCTTTTTTATCCTGCAATGCCTTGTACTCTTCTGCAGTTCTGTCATGCACCTTTCTGAAATTGTTCGGCATATAGATAAACATATTGCTGAGGTCATATTTCAGTTCCTTGCACCATCCGATGTACTCGAGCCAGTCATTCGCCATATTCTGCTTGCGCTCTATCCTCGGATCCTTCCTCTCTGTATACCTGTTATAGGAATAGTTCCATCTGCAATAATTCTTGTCTCCGATCGGATACCTCTCGCTCTCCTTTTCGATATACCGACAGAGTTTGTGGAGTGATATCTTTCTGTTTTTTGCTTTCAGTAATTCTGTATTGCACTCAAAGGTCTCATAGAATTCCTTCAGCTGCTCCGGTTTCATCTGAATTCCGTACTTCTGCGCTACCTGCAACAGTCTCAGTTCGTAATGATTGCCGTCTATTGCCTGCAATACTTTGGTATTAACCTTTGTCAGCCCCAGGATTCCATAAATGGTATCTGCTTTATAGTCAATCTTTCCTACCATATTTCTGTATTGAAATCCTCTTACCGCATCCTTGGCCAGTTGGTTCAGGCCCATTTTGCAGAGCCATTCCAGCTTGGGGAACTTCAGATATACGTCCATGGCATCTTCATACCGGAATGCAGTGGTCGGAATGTTCTGTGCCAGAATTTCCAGCGCCGAATACTTCATGGGCGTGTGCTCCCATGCCTGCGGAAGGTTCCCGGGATATAGAATGCACTCCATGCAATAGATTTTTCCTTCGTCCGGGATCCATCGGCTGTTCCCTCTTTGGTGATATACGCCCCATTCGTAGCTGTCCTTCACAGGTTTCATCCCAATGAATGTCCAGAAGCAGCGGCTGTATTCATACAGGGTTTCTTCGATACGGTTTTTGTTCAAAGTTCCGACTATGTATGAGTCATTTCTGATATGCCGTCTTGCATTGAAGTAGCGGAGCAGGAATCCTTTCTCCTGTCTGTCCACATATATGAACCACCTCTCGTCAATGATCTGACAGGACATCTTCCCTTTTGCTTTGTAGGTTACCCTGCTTCCGCAGAAGGGGCACTCTCCCTTTTCATTGTTCCGCAGCCGCATCTTTGCCCGGTCAACAGTCCCGGTCTTTTTGCAGTATGTGCACTCAAATTCTGCCTTTTCTTTTTTCGTTTCCTTGTATATTCCGTACCGGCTGAAGCTCATTCCGTGTTCCCACACCCAGTCTCTGAACTCCTGCGGTGGATCCCCTATCGGCTCCATTTTCAGGTCAATCGGTGCCAGCACCTTTCTGTGCTTTTCTGCTAATCGTGCATCTTTGACTTCATCCTGGAATCTTCCGATGGCATCCCACACGCTTTCATCCTGTTTTCTGCTGTAACTGCGGAAGAACTTTTCCATGATCTCCTTGTCATTTGCGGACCAGATGAACACGAGAGGGATGTGCAGATATTTGTTTCCATCCCATTTATGATGCCATATGTGGAAGTTCTGCATATTGTCGAATGCGGCCGTGATCCACTTAACCTTTGACACCGAGAGGTCCTGGGTGATATAATCATCACTCGACAGGAATGTCCTGAATGCTGCTTCTGTTTTCCCTTTTTTGAGCTTCGAGACCTCAAAGAAATTCAGAAGCAGTATTTTGTTATCATCCACAAGTTCAGCCGTGACCATGTGCTTTATCCCCGGCATTCTGTCAGCCATTTCCACCATTTCCGGGGTGGCTTCCACCCTCGGCATGGCAGACAACTTTCTTTTATCCATCGTGTACGCCTCCTTACATACCCATCATGGAGAACAGATCCATCTGTCCTTCCATATCGTTGCCGGACTTTTTGTGCTTCGGTTCTGTCTTCGGCTTTTCGACAGGTGTCTTATCCGCAGATTGCTTTTTCTCTGGCTTCTTGGCATCGGTTTTCTCACTTTTTACAGGCTTCTTAGTGTCAGCTTTTTCCGGTGCTTTCTTCTTTTCCAGTGTCTTTGCTTTCTCCTGCTTTTTCCTCTGTTCCTCGGCTTTTTTGGCTTCCTCTGCCTTATCGTCCCTGTGGTAATAGTCCTCAGCCCATTCAAAAACAATGTCGCTGCGGACTGCGCATCTGCCTTGGGTTGCCTGCTTTTCTGCCCGTTTGTAAATGTACTCATTACACTTATCCCAGGTCTTATGAGGCTGGCAGATATCAACCGCAAGGGAATTCGATTGCTCCAGCCTCTCCAGAAGATACTTGATCACCGGATCCGCAAAGCCTTTATCCTTTGCCGACTGCAGTTCCTTTTCCAGTTTCTCCCTGGCTTTCTGCTTTACAGGCTTCGCATTCTCTTCCTCAGCCTTTTGGATCTCTTCTTCTGTCGGTGCCGGAATTCCTGCTACGATTTCTGCCAGAGATGTAGTTCCCATAGGGATCGGATCCTTTTTGCCCTCGGTGTCTTCCGTCTTCCCACTATTCACAGCAGCATCAAAAGCCTGACGCTCGATTCCTGCAATGACTTTTCCGATCTGCGATTTGGGTCCCTCCCCGGGTTTTTCCTCCGGTGCTTCCATCGGTTCCTCCGTGGATTCTTCGACCGGCTCCTCTGCAGCATTCTCAGCAGAGAGAAGCTCATGCTCTTTTGCCAGTCTGTCATTCTCCACGTCGAACAGTGTCTGACCGGATTCGTCGTAGAACACTGTTACACCATCACGTTTCAGAACTTTGTAAATTTTTCCTGCAACCGGGATTGCACTGTGCTTTTCCTCGGTGTTGTATGCAGTCAGAAGGTACTGCCTGACCACATCCGCCCAGACATCGTATGAATTGTTGGCAGTGGTCGTGAAATGCACGATGATGTTCCTCAATACCTGCCTGCCGGGATCATCAAATCCCTGCTCTAATCTCTTGTTCTCTTCCATTCTGGTCCTCCTTGTCAAAATCAAAAAATATGAAAAATTGTTCCTTATCTGCTACCTTCGGTACCGGCTCTGTCTCCGCAGGCTTTCTGATTCCTCCGGTCATAGCGCCCATCGAATGGAACAGCTTTCTCCAAGCCCATACATCTGAATAAAACATGGGTGTGTACCACAATTCCTGCTCCTTCTGCTCTGTCGGAAACAGTGCCGGGCCGGTCAGCGGATTGCTGAGCGTGTCCGCAATGCACACATACCCTGCACATCCCAGAAGTGACAGCTGGATGTAGCACATCATGCCGGTGACCCGGTCAATATCCTGTCCCACGAAAAGCACATGGTTCTGGAAATTGTGTCTGCACCTCTTCATAGTATTTACCGTTGCGATCAGCGTTGCTCCTGCTCCGCAGGCTGGATCGCACACTGATATGTACCCGGATTCTTCAAGCTTTGCATCCACACTCTCACAGCAGATCTCCGACATCATCCGACAGACTGAATATGGCGTAAAGAACTGGCCGTGCCAGTGGCTTCCAAGATTCAGCTGCATATACATGGCTCCGAGGAAATCCTGCTCCGGATTGTTTTCCAGTGCCATGACCACTATGGCGAGCATCTTTGCCGGGATATCCACGGATCCAAGACGCTTTATGCATTCCTCGTATTCCCTCTCCCGTGGTTCAAAGTGCTCTTGCCGACGGTCTGCCACATTGCTGATCGTACAAGCCATGGCGCACATCAGGTCCGCCCATACCTCCCATGCCATCCTTGTTCTGCACAGTTCTTTGAAATTATCCAGAAACTCCTTTTCCGTTCCCTGTATAATCTCGCTCATTTTCTCCTTTGCCACTTTCCAGTCCCTTTCTCAGTTCTTCAAGCTTCCACTTTCTTATTTCCTGCTCTTCCTCTGTGATCTGCATCTGCTCCGGTGCATGGTCGTACTCGATCTTCGGTGGTGTCCGTTCCTGTATCAGCTGACCAGCGGATCTGCGGATCCTGTCCTTTTCCTGTGCCACGAACGGTGGCAGGAGGCGGTTATTCGTGGCTTCTTTAGCTTTTGTCTCATACGCTTCCCGGAAATTTGCCCGGTCTGCTGTCATATTTTCCGACTGGCACAGCCTCGTCCATCCCATGTTCTTTACTACAGCTGCTGTCATATCGTCCAACATGGCAAACGCTTCCTGCGGATGGTAGGATCCGTATGCGCCAATAGCCTTCTGGACCGTTCCCCATGCCTCGTCAAAGCTCGGTATTGCCGGCCTGTACCTGTCTAGGCTCAGCTGGCGGATCTCTGCTATTGACGGTGGAAATGTGTGTGTGGTGGTATATTCCATTACCGCATTCTCGGTGATCTTATAGTCAAGGTCCTGCAACATCTGGTACCAGAACTTCATGGACGCCTCGTCCGCCATGACCTTAGATGCCGGATATGCTGCCTTGATGGCAACGGCAATTACCGCAAATTCCTGTTTAGTCATCTGTCGCCCACCTCCTTGCCATATCTGCAAACTCTCCTACTTCGGAAGATCTCTGCCCTCCTCCATATCTTCCTGTTCCACCTTGGTTCTGCACTTTGGCAAGCCACCCATTGACAAATCTTTTGATTCCGGATGCAGTCTTGCGCTTTTTAGGATTCGCCTCGCACCAGCCCTTCATTGCTCTAAGTTCCTGCATTACATCAACAGCAGGGTATATTGCCTCCCAGCTGATGATGTCAGTCGATGTAATGCCAAATTCCTGTCCCGTATTCAGAAGCAACGTGATAACCGGCGGTTCTGCCGGTGCCACCGGAGCAATTTGCTCGGAGCTATCATCTTCGTCCGGTTCCGTTTCCAGAGGAATCGAGGTTGTGGAACATTTGCTTGCATTTGCATACATAAGCTTGTAATTGTTGTCATATGCCGGATACTTGCTTTTCAGTGCTCTTTTCGTTTGGTACTTATCCCATGTCAGAAGCTGCAGCACAGGCTTCCCCTCTGCTTCATACACTACTATCATGTCCAGTGCCACTAACTTGCCGAGAGCTTTCTCAATATCCTTTATTGCTACGTCTTTCAGTGGAAACAATGAACCTTTGATGATAGCCGGTCTCCCATCAAACCGACCATAATCATCGCAATTCACAATCAGGCGGTAAAAGAGAACTTCTTCGAACCATGACAGAGCATCAATGGATTCCGACCTGCAAATCGACTCCCTTAACAATCTGTTTGGCATTTACTAACCACATCCTTTCATTCTGCCGGGGCGGATTCTGTACCGCCCCATGCTTTTATTCATAAATGACCTTTGAGCCATTTTCTGTCTTGATGACATCCACGCTCTGAGGGAATCTTGCCTTCATGGTCGGATCGTGGGTGATCGCCATGATCTTCAGATTCGGGTACCGGTGCTGGATGGTCTCTAAAGCATCACAGTATGCCTGAATGCCTTCCCCATCGAGGAACGGCGGCTCGTCGATAAAGAGCATTCCAAGCTGGATCCCTGCGGAGGAAGACTTGATCTCGGCCAGTGCGAGGATCACGGAGAGCGAAGCCCTTACCTTTTCCCCTCCGGATTTGGAGAGATACGGCAGTACTGACTTTCCGTACTCGTCGATGTAGATATCCAGTGCCGTGACCTCTTTCTGGTTCTTCTGCATGCGCTCCAGCTGGAACTCTATGCCGGCTTTTCCTCCGGTCATCTGCCCTAAGATGCTGCTGGAGATCTCTGTCAGCTTCGGTACCAGCGTTCGGATGATCTGATGCGGTATGCCTGCTTTGGAGAATGCTGCTTTTAACAGCTCGCACTCTGCGAAGTCAGCGGAGATCTGCCGGACAGTTCTGTTGATATCAGAGATTTCCTCTTGCAGGCGTTCGATTTCCTCTATCTTCTGATTCAATGATCCGATGGTCTGATGGATCTCCGATATCTGCTTTTCCGTCGTTTCCATACACTTCGTGGTCGTGGCTATCTGGCTTTCCAGCCTCTCGATATCCATGGTCGCACCGGTCGTTTCCTCCAGTTCCTTTTCTGCCGCATTCAGTTCCTCGCCAAGATCATCCAGGCGGACTACTTCATTGGCTCTCTGGATCTCTGCGTTCTTCCTGCGTTCCCTCAGTACCGGATATTGGGCTGCGATATTCTCATATGGTTCCAGTTCCCGGATCTGGTTCTCTACGTCCTTGTGTTTCTCAGCAGCTTCCCTGCAAGTGGAGAGCACTTCTTCTACTCCCTGTGCCTTGGATTTGACCTGTAGCAGCCTCTTTTCCGCTTCGAGTATATTTGACCTGATGTTGGTAAGTTCCGCCTTAATGAGGGCAATATCCTTCTCCCTCTGCTCGATCTCCTTCAGCCTGCTCACAAAAGGCAGGAGGTCGTTACGTTCCCTCATGAGTTTCCCCATGGCTTCCGCATCAAACCCTATCGCATCCATTTCCGCCTGCTTGTCCGCTATTTCCTGTCTGCTCTTTGCAAGCTCACAATCTCTGCGGGCGGCAATGTCTGTATATAATGCCTCATGCACTGCCAGCTGTTCCTTTGCTTCAATGGCATCCTGCAAGAATTTACAGTGTGCATTCTCGATATCCACGCATCCGGATTCATTCAGAATTGCAACTTTCTTTTCAAGAACCTGCTTCTGTTCATCCGCTTTCTGCTTCTCCCTGTCAAATCCTGACCTTGTTTCGCTTTCATGGAAAACTGCCGCAGAGTATTCCGTCTTTGCTTTCTGGTATGCGACCGCTTTTTCCTGCATAGCCTCTAGCTCCGCACTCTTCCGGTCGTATTCCGCTGCTTTTTGCCGGACTTCTCCGTCATTGACTGATTCAAGGATCATGCTATGCATAGCGTTCTGCTTTTCCTGCTCCGCCTTTTTCAGAGCATCAACCGTCTCCTGCTCCTCCTGCATCTGACGATTCAGTCCACCCAGTTCTTCCACCTTGCTCTGATAGAGGGTGGCAGCTTCCAGAAGATCTTTATCTGCCTCCTGCAGTGTCTTACGTCTGTGCACCTTTTCCATGACCTCTGCTTCCTTCGCAAGTTCCGCATCACAGCCGGTGATCGTGTCCGTATATGCACTGATAATCTGACCTACAGCAGCCCTTTTCTGTTTCAAGGTGTCAACGGATGCCTGTACCCTTTTCCGTCTCTCTGCGGCTTCCTTCTGGGTGCGCAGGGTAACGGTTCTCTCTTCCCTGTCCTTGCGCAGACCTTCCAGTGACTGATTCATAAGTTCCAGCTTCGTACTCTCCTGATCGAGCTCCTCCTGCGGTTTGCCGTATCCTGCAATCGTGTTCTCGTGAATGGAAATGGTATTTTTCTGTCGTGCGATCTGTCTGCGCATCTCTGCCAGGTCCGCTCCGGCCATATCTTCCATGGAATTGTATATTTCCAGTCCGATCAGGTTGGAGAGAACATCAATGCGGACATCCTTTCCGGCTTCGAGAAACAGTCCGTACTGGTCCTGCATGATCAGCACACAGGCTTTGAAGGTAAGGCTGTCCATTCCCAGTACCTTGATGATCTCGTCCTGCGTGTCCTTGTATTTCTCCTTGGATCTGTCAATCCACTCTCCTTCGATCAGTTCCGACAGGTTCAGAGTTCCCTTTCCGGATTTCGCCCTGGTTCTCACCACACGGTAGGTCTTCTCACCCAGTCCGAAGGTGAAGCTGATGGATCCCGAACGTGCTTTTTCATCGTTGCGGATCCAGCCGGTATTGGAACCTTCTCTGGGTTCCTCATACAGACAGTCCAGAATCGCATCCATGAACAGGCTGCTCTTGCCCGCTCCGTTCTGTCCGTTGATCGTGCAGAAACTGATATCATCGAAGGAGAAGCTTTCCTCGACATAGTTCCGGTAATTCTTCACTTCGATCTGTTTCGGCACGAAGCTTCCGCTGCTGTCCGCTGTGGAGCTGCTCGCCAGTGCCCTTGCAATGATCGGTCTTGCCCGTTCCACGATCCGGTTGATCTGCCCCGGTTCGATGTCCTTCTCGGTGAGGTACTGGATCAGGTTTGTCTCAGGATCATCGAACTTCGACAGCTCCGTCCGGTTGACATCCTCCAGCTTGTCCATGACGATATCCGCTTTCCAGAACGCTCCAGCCTCGTATAGGGCTTTCTCGATCTGTGCGGTATTGATTGCCTTTTTCTGATCGGACGTGCAGCTGTAAATGATCCGGACAATCTTGTCCGCCACACCCTGATCGGTAAATGTCATCGGGAGCATATCCGGGTTGCTGATAGCCTGCGCCACATCCTCTTTGTTCCAGCGGATCGTGAGGAACTCTCTGGACGGTGTCTTGCGAAATTGGGTGCCTTCATAGTAGAGTTTCATTTTCTCATAGTCCGGCCGGAATTCATGGAGCATGAAGCCTCTGTCCTGCCCCTCGTCATTGAAGTTCATGGCATTGATTGCGCCGGAATAAAACACATTTTTCATCCCTTCCAGCTTCTGCGGTCTGTGGATATGTCCAAGTGCCACCAGATCGTAATTCGCCGCAAGCAGCATTTCCCGTGTGATGACCGGCTCAAACTGCATCAGGAACTGCGTCTGTCCGCTCTCCATATTGCATCCGGGCACCGTGTAGTGCGACATCAGAACAGCGATCCTGCTCTCGTCCTGGCACATGGCTCTGAGTCCTGCCACGATATTACCGATCTCATTTGAGAAAACCTCATTCTCCTGCTCCTTGGAAAGCCCCGGAAACTTTGCACGGAACGTTCCACGGTCAAATCCGGGGAGCACTGCGATCTGTGCATAAGGGGTATTTACCACTTTAGGCTCCGTGACCACTTCCACGTTGGGTACCAGTTCAAAGTGTGCCTGCAGTTCTGCGAAAGCTTCTGCGGAATCATGGTTCGGTGTACCACGCATGACCACCACATTCTCCGATACCTCCGCCAGCTTCATGATGATTTCTCTCGCCTGCAATACCTCTCTGTGGCTCCTGCCCTGCCAGATCTCCGCCTGGTGGAAGATATCACCGGAGACCAGTGTCAGTTCCGGCTTTTTCTCCTGTGCCACCCTTACAAGCTCTCTCAGACAGTTCATTGTATCTTCTCCACGGAGGTTCACTCCGTCTTTCTCCGGTCCTTTGAAAGAACCAATGTGCCAGTCCGCTGTATGTAATATTTTCATGATTTTGCTACCTCCTCTGTAGGTTGTAAAGCTAAAGCCATCTTCTGTAACTTCTCGTGCAGGATCCGGAACGCATTCTCTTCGATTCCGCAGAAGTCGATGCCATCCCCACCCCAGGTCTCTCCGACGAACAGGATGTTTCCTGCAATCGGACAGCCGTGTTCATCCGTCTTATACAGATAACTCCCGATCCGATTCAATTTATTGGGCTTCAGCAGGCCTTCTTCATCCACCAGCATACTGACGCACTTTCCGGGGATCTCTGATACACGGTTGCTCATTTTCAGCACGGTGTAGAGCCGGTCCGGCATCACATGTTCATAGAGGCGGCAGTCATTGCCGATCAGTTCCCGGATCGCCTGGTTCTGCTCTGCCGTCGTTCCGGTGGGGAAGTCGTGTACCGTGATCTCGAGATTTGTAGATACTCTTATGATCTTCATTGTGCTCTTCCTCCTCTCTGGCAGCTTACGCAGAGCGGTCTGCCGAATCTGTTCATCGAATAGTCATACACATTGTCCTTGATCTCCCTGCCGCAGATCTCACAGCAGTAATTGTTGCTCTGCTGTGGCGGCTGCATCTGCGGAGGATTGAAGTTTTCCGGCTCCGGCTGGGTGTGTCCGCTCTGCTCCCACCAGTTCTGTTCCGGTTCGGGTGCTCCTGTAGGAACCTCTGTAACGGGATCCCCGGGATGGTCGTTGTAGTCATCCGCCCCGGATGCTCTGTCAGATGCAAATGCAGGATTGCCAATAAGTTCTTCCGGATCGAACATATCCCTGCCTGTATCCATCTGGATAGAAGGAACGGAGATCGCCGGTGCAGTGCCGAACAGAGAGCTAACGGAATTCATCCCCTGCAACAGCATGGTCTGTCTTACTTCCGGATCCGAATAATCCGGTGAGAAGGTAGCCCTTGCAATGGCAAAAGGCCGGGCAAGCTCTTTCTTCGTGTACTGCCCCTTCATGCCGGTGAGTGCCCTGATCACACGAAGCTGTGCCCCGGTCATTGCCTTGGCGGGTGCCGTCTTGCGGAGCAATGTCATGTTCACCAGTACCGACCGTTCAATGTACTTTTCCCGGTCGCAGTCATCGATCACATAAGCCTTGCATTGTCTGTTCCATTTGTTGACGGAATCGATCCATTTCCCTGCAAACATTTCCGCAGCTGCCTTTGCAGCCTTTTCATCGGTGATACCCTTGATGGACTTGTCCATGAATTCCAGCCGGAAGTTGGCTTCTTCATCGTCAAGCTGGATGACCTTTTCGTCGGCATGGGTCTTGCCGGTGCCGTCCGGAAGCCTCATGGCACCGTACGCCTTTGCCTTGTAGGTATTCTCGTCCACCCGGGTTCCGTAGGTCCTGTCCGGGTCAAACTGGATACCGGCCGCAACGGCGATCTTCATGAGCAGGGGCTTGGTCGGTGAGAATGTGTCCTCCCAGATATCCTTACCGTTTCCGTCTTTTCCGACCTTTACGGAGCCGACCTTGAAGATGTCTCCGGAATTCTCGGATACGTCTGCCAGCACTTCTGACACTGTGATTTTGTAAAAGGGATTAAGCTGAACCTCTGTGGTTGCCGGCATCAACAGGTTGCATCCGGCATACTTTTTCTGAATTTCTGCGATTGAATTAGATCTGTAATCCATATGTACCTCCATACTGTAAATTTCTATTGATTTTATGCGGATTGCTGTGTTACAATATGGTTGCGTGTAGGAGTGTCGGATTATTGATCTGGCGCTCTTTTTCCATATTGCGAAGCGTTTCGCACAGTTCCCTTGTGAATTTCTGGAATGACAGTGAGATCACTGCTTCCTTGGTCAGCTGGAGCAGGTACCAGTCCTGCAATACGACCACTCTGTGCTCCCGGCTGTATATGTACTTCTGCTTTCTTCTTGCGCTTTCCAGTGCATCCCGGTACATTTCATCCGATATGCTGCATTTCAAAAGCTCTTCTACATCTCTCTTTTCCATGACTTTCTCCTCCGAAAATATTTGAAAAACTGACTGATTGCTCTGTATGCTGTGATAAATGCCACCGCAATGAGCAGATACTCTCCACCGCAGGCTCTGTACCCTCTCTCTGCATAGGCTGATGCTGTCGCCCACAGGGATACGAAATAAGCTACGGAGAAGGAAAAGAACAGGCTGATCACGGTTACTTCCAGCTTCTCGATGACTATGTCTCTTTTCATGGGATCCTCCTATCTGTAAAATCTGATGTTCCCGCTCTGATACAGGAATTCAAGGTTTCGGCTGTGCCAGTTGTCCTCGTCCGCACAGGTCTCGAAGTATAACGCTCCGTCGGAATAATCACAGGCTGCGCTCTGTACCACCGATACCGCCTCAAAGCAGTCCTCATTCGGTTCCACGGCATCCCATCGGCCATTGCCAATGCAGGAGAACTGGTAAACACCGTTCGACTTCTCGAATATCACATCATGGATGTTGTCCGGGAACTCTTCACTCAGTACCCTATTGAGCACCGTCAGGATCACAAGGGTCTTGGACTGGATATTCTCCCCTTCCGCTTCCGCCATGGCGATTCTGGCAAGCAGATAGCTTTCCTCGGCATCCCAGTCCCTGCTGTAGGAGAATACCGGTGCTTCGGAAACTGGCTCCGGATCCTCTTTCACGGTGACCAGCTGTACCGGCTGTGGTTCCCCCTCTGCCAGGTATGTATTCCTGACCTCTCTGGTAACCGCCGCATTGACGTAGATCTCTTTCTTCTCTTCCGGCTCTTTTGCCGTCCGTATGCTTGCCAGCAGGCATCCCACCGATATGATGATCAGCAACGTCACCTCGATGCACGCTTTATACGACTGTCTTCTCATAGCTCTGTTCCTCCCTGCTGAAATTGAACATTATCTGACCATATGCTCCGATCTGGTACAGCTTCTGTTTCCGCTCTGCTTCTTTCCTGCGATCCTCTGCGCAGGTGCACTGTTCGCCCGGATCGAGGTTGGATCCACAGATCGGACATTCTCTGTAATAGCTCATTTCTTCTCTGCCTCCTTTGATGTTAAATAGAATCTCTCGTCGAAGTATCTCCTGTTAACGTGTCCTTTGCGGAAGCGCATATAGCCTTTCGCCTCCAGTTCATCGTTCAGCTGCCGGATGACATCCTGTGCCTTGGTTGCCTTGCATCCCAGGATCACCATCACATCCTTGACGGTGTAATACGCCTCTGTCACTTCCGGTCTCTTTACTGTTGTCTGCATCCGCTCACCTCCTGCGATAAATCCTGCTTCGTGATCTGGTCCATGGTTACCCCGAAGAACTCTGCCAGATGGACTAACTTGCTTACCGGCAGTTCACATTTCCCGGATTCTACGAGATCTATACTGCTCGCACCCTGCAGACCGAGTACCGTTGCCAGTTCACCCTGTGAATAGCCACACTTTTTCCGCAGAGATACCATGTTCCGTACATACAGCGGAACGGGTGGTGTCAGATCTTTCATCGCCAGATCATCAAGGGTTGTTCCTCCGAACTGCGCAATCTGGATCAGCATATTCAGATCTGGCTGTCTCTTTCCGGTCTCCCAGTTTGCCACCGTCGGCTGTTTCACACTGAACCCTTCAGCGAATTCGTCCTGTGACAGTCCGGCCTGCTCTCGAATGCTCCGTATGTTTCTTCCAACCCTCTGTGTAATCTCATTGATCTTCTCTTCGGTTCCCATAGCGTCTCCTTCCGCTCCCAGTAAGTAGTCTGTCGTCACTCCAAACAGCTTCGCCAGTGCAATCGTGGCTACGTGATTCGGCTCTGATGAATCGTTCTCCCAACTACTAACCGTCTGCTTAATTACTCCTAACTTCTTTCCAAGTTCTTCCTGTGTCATCCCACTGCTTTTTCGCAATTCTTTGATCTTCTTGCCAAGCATGTTGTGCCTCCTTCCGTTGCAAGCAGCTCGTAGCTCCGAGCTATATATATCGATTCCCGTATTACGATTCTCGTATATCGATTCTCGTATATCGGAGACATTTGCTTGCACTTGTTATCATTTGCTGTCAATTTGTAATCATCTGCTTACAAATGTTTTCATGTGTTTTACATCTGCTTGCATTTGCATACATATGTTTTCAGATGTTTGTAATTGTATGAATTGTACTGTGAAGCCTAATCAGACAATTGCACCGCCGGACTGTCCTCGCTTTTTTCGCTCGGTCCAATGATACCGCCACCCTTTCGAACTCCTATGTTACAGATTCTTCTTGATCCAGAGCCTCATGCTCTGTGCTATTTCCTCTACCTCTTCCAGGTTCTTTAGTACTTCATCCAGCTCCGGCTTCTCATTTTCATCAATGATGCCGTCTGCCGTGATATCCAGCAGTACCTCTCTCGTTTTTCCAATCTTGCGGAATACGGAGAGTGTCCTGACCGTGATCCTATCGAGATCGGCCAGCTCTGCCTTCGGCATTTCATTCCCCAGCGGGCACATCGTCCGGCAGTAATAATTCTCCAGTTCCGGAGCATTATAAAGATCCGCCATCAGTCTGATCTCTTCCGGGTAAGGAGTTGCTATGCCGCTCTCAATCCGGTAGAGCCTGCCCCGGTCAATCGACATATAATCCGCTGCTCCCTCCCTACTGCACAGTTGCTCATTGTGTGTTGCCGCATCGCAACGTGCTTTATAGAAGATGTTGGAGCTGGTCTTCGCAGCTATATTTGACATTTTCTTTATCACCTCCAAGTTATATAATCTTTCTATAAAGGTTCATTTTTGGAAACCTCCATATTACCAAAAATAGCCTCTATTGGTTTATTGAAATGATTGGCTATCTGAAATGCTTCATTCAGCGAAAATTTAACTTTTCCATTTTCTTTTTTGCTGTAATTAACTTTGGAAACGTTAATTATGCTTGCAAATTCTTCTTGCGTCTGTCCTACAGATTCTCTAAATTGCTTAATTGCCGTCATGGCTTCTCTCCTTTCCGTTCGTTTCATTTTGTGAACCTTGTGCTTTTATATTAGTTTCACTATTTGAATTTGTCAATAGTTTTTTTCAATTTTTGAACCTCTTATTGTTTTTATTGAGTTTCAAAATATGAAATAGTATAATTATAAATGGAGGTGCGATAATGGATTTTGGAATAAAACTCAAAGAATTGCGTAATAAGAAAAACCTCACGCAGTTACAAATGGCTCAAATATTGGAGACATCAAAATCTAATATTTCTAAATACGAAGCAGGAAGTGTTGAGCCAAGTTTAGACACATTAGTGAAAATCAGTCATTTTTTCGATGTTTCCGTTGATTATCTTTTAGGAAATGATTCTGCTCAAAGTAGTCCATCCAGAGAACCTTCATATGATGGATATGGTAATGATATCAGCTATTGGATTCAAAAAACTGGTTATGAATATGCGGAGGTTGCCGAAAAACTCGGCATCTCAGAGTCCACACTAAAAAACTATATGCAGTCAAAAGAGCCGATTCCATATCAAGTTCTTTCTGGTTTATCCGAGATATGTGAAATTTCCACTGATTGTTTGCTTGGAATGAGCAGGAAAAGTCGGGAGGCCGATTTAGATAATGTATTACCATTCAAGTATGATTACGAAATTGCAAAAAGAATCCGCAGGCTATGCCATACAGATTCTTTTGACACTACTCCGTCTTTTTTAGAAGGATTGCTGTCTTTATCGCATGATGAAGTATTTTATCTGATCGAATACGGGTTTGTTCCTCATGTAGACACTATCATAAAGCTTGCAAGATATTTCAATGTTTCATGCGATTATTTGCTATGCCTAGTTGATGATAAAGGTGAAAATGCTTTTTCAAGCTTCCGAAAGCTCAATGAGGATAATAAAGATATCATTATAGGGAAAACGAAGGAATTGATCCGGGAGCAGCGTTTCGACAATCCGCCTGTTGCAGCAGACGAAAATAGGAAGGCTTCTGGAAAATAATAAGCCTCGCGTGGTACCGGGGCAGAAAGGGAAAGTAATATTTTGCTATGAAAAAAGATATTTCTCCGTATGAAATGTTATCTGTGGCCAGACAACTAATATCAGATTCTACAAAAGATGATTTTCCGAGATCTCGAGAATTACAGATCATTCTCCTTCTGAATAAGGCAGAGGATTTCCCGAATATGTCTCATTATCAGCTATCCTTCGGTCATAAGGCTCTTGCTGATTTATACGATGTATGCGAAATGTCCGGAAGTGCCTTGGAACACTACATTAAAGCCTTAGAGCTCTACGAAAAAGTTCCTGTTAAGCGTATCATTTCCAAGCTTAAAAAAATCCCCAGAGAAGACCTCGTCTACGGAATAGACGGGAACATTTGTGGGGAACCTGACTGGGAAAATCTCCCCTTTGCTCCGAAACCCGATCTACCAGAACCTCCTGTCATTACTGATCCTCTTTGGGCTAAAATAACACAGGAAAACCGTGAACAACGTATGAAAGAAGTTGCTTACGAAAATAGTATATACGATCAAAGCTTCGAAGATGAGCTGCGAGCACGCCTCGAGAAACTGGGAGAGCCATATATCAGTGAATTTTATCGTAACCGTGGCTATCGCAAAGAAAGTGATACTCTGTCTAATAAGCAATTAGATTTACTCACTCTGGAAGCCATGGAGGATTCGTATAACTATTACAAGAGGAAGGAAGCTGAAAAATAGAATCTTACAGCCGCTATGGTGTACTTACCAAGGCAGCTGGTAGGGGTGGCATACCCGTTCCGAGTCTTGCGGAAGGGGGAATATTTATGAGTACATATGAAGAATTCATGGTAATACTGACGGTTGCTGTTTTGATCGTTGCGATTTTGGACTATGTCAACCATAAAAAATAACTGCCCCTAAAACTCTTGGCCGAGTGGGGCAGTTATTTTTGCTATAAAATCTCGCCGGAACAGGTAGCGCACACTACCTGCCAGCTGTCTTGTTAAGTACATTATAGCCGCTTATTCCCAAAAATGCAAGTATGATTCTACACAAAGCAATCTGAGAAACGAGGTGCTCCTATGCCTGCATACAAAGAAGAAAACGGCACATGGACTTCAAAATTCAAATACAGGAACTGGCTTGGCGAGTACAAGCAGAAAACCAAGAGGGGATTTGCCCGGAAAAAGGATGCTCTGGACTTTGAAGCTACCTTCAAAGCGAACTACATCCGTTCGGCCAACATCCCCTTCAGTGCATTAGTGGATAATTATCTGGGAGACTTCAGCGATAACAGGGATATTGATATCACGACCGTTGTCCGTAAGAAGCAGTGCTTCTCCACTATGCTCCTGCCCTTCTTTTCCAAGAAGCCGATCAACGAGATCGACGAACTGGATATCCGTAACTGGCAGAACTGGGTCCGGCAGAAGGGATATGAGAAGAAACCGGATGTAGGCTATGCTCCCACCTATCTGAAATCCATCAATAACGAAATGTCCGCCGTAATGAATTATGCTGTGCGGTACTATAAGCTGCCGGATAATCCCTGCGTGCGTGCAGGGAGCATGGGAAAAGGCTCTGCGGATGCCATGCAGATCTGGACACTTGACCAGTTCGAGCTGTTTATCTCTGCCGCCGACAAGACCGATGCGAAGATCGCTTTTGATATCCTGTTCTGGACCGGTATCCGTGAGGGAGAGCTTCTGGCACTGACACCGGCAGACTTTCTCCCGGGTCTCAAGCTGAGTATCACCAAGAGTTTTGCCGTGGTAGAGGGAGAGCATATTATCAAAGATCCTAAGACCGAGAACAGCAACCGTACCATTGCGATCCCACAGTTTCTGTATAACGAAGTACAGGAGTATTTCGTAGGATTGTACGGGTTACAGCCTACAGACCGGCTTTTCATGTTCACGAAGTCATTCCTGCTGTATGAGGTCAAACGTATGGCCAAGGCTGCCGGACTGGATCCAATCCGGGTGCATGATTTTCGTCATTCACACGCTTCCCTGCTGATAGAGATGGGATTCAACATTCTGGCCGTATCGGAACGTCTTGGTCACAAGGACGTGAAGACAACCTGGAACACTTATGCGCACCTCTATCCGGACAAAGGCAGACAGATCGCATTCGGTCTGCAGGAGGTCAAACTCTCCGGTATCACTTCCAACCAGACGGCAGAGGATCAAGTACTCAGCCTTCTTGGTGCCATTCAGAAAATGCTGCCTAACTATAATACCTACGAGACGGACGACATTATTCTGTGGGATCGTGTGGAGAAGAAAAAAGAGATTATCACCAGGGAGCAGTTTAACGAGTTGGCCAACTATGAGATGGAACCTGCAGAGGCATTTGTCATCATGATGCAGGACGGATATTTTGTAAATGGACCTTCCGAGGTATTCTGTTTCTCCAGCCGGGGGATGCCGGTCGAATACCTCTAA